AAGGATTTCGACACCACCAAAAAAATCCAGAAGTTGCTTGATACCAAGGTCACCATCTTTGAGAAATACGATGGAACCAAATTGACTCTGGTACGCAATGATGCCAAATGGTCTCCAAACTATGAAGATAACTGGATTGTGGCATTTAAAGGGAACATTCTGTACCCAGAAGAATTTGGTGGAATCAAGGCAACCAACCAGATTGTCAAGAGTTCTATTGGAACGAGCCAGTATGCGCTTATTCACAAACACCTGAAAAAAGTTCATTCAAAGACAAAGGACATACCGACCAATACCGAGTTCTTTATTGAATACCTGATGAACAAACCCACTCTCACAAGAGACTATACCCACAAGCATGGAATGATTTTGTTGGCTTGGTCACCTACCCGATTCAGTGTGACCAACGGAAAATTGAAGACCGTATCGAGCCAGTTCAATGTAAAGAACAGGGAAAAATTTGCCAAGGAGCTTGGTCTGAATGTTCCAAGGGTTCTCTATGACAAGAAGCCACTTGGCGGTTTTGTGACAGGGAGTTTCGATACACCTGAACAGAAGCTGCTTGCCATCAAGGAAAAATTGCTTGCTATAGATTCGGAATTCGGTGGCAAGACAGAAGGCGTTGTTATCCAGTTGCTTCCAAATGGTGGCATATACAAGTTCCTACAGAATGACCAACATGACGATTTGGTCAGGTCAGACAAGAAAAGCCGCTATAAGATGTCACAGGAAGAAGAGTCCAAATACTATGAGTCTATCAGGAAAATAGTTGAGCCTATGGTCGACAAGGTTGACAAGAAAGACCTGAAGACATCGTTGGGTATCCTGTCTCATGAAATCTATAGCATGAAGAACCTTCCAAAGCATGACAAGAAAGAGCCAATCAATGTTCAGGATGACATGTTCCTGACTGCCAAGACATCGCTGATAAAGCGAATGGAAGGCAACAATGGTGCATTGTTTAGTGGAAGGTTCTCGCCTCCCACAAAGGCACACATTGCCATCATCGAAGACGCATTGAAAAAATACGATACTGTCACACTAAATATCGTCAAGTCAGGAAAACTGGATGAAAAGAATCCTTTCCCTTATGACCTGCAAGAGAAGATATGGAGAAGCGTTTTCCCAAAGCTGACCATCCAGTCAACGAATACAGGAAACCTGATAACCGCACTGAAAAAGGCAGAAAACAATATCAATGTGGTTCTCACAGGAACCGACAGGCTTAATGAGTATAAATCCCAATTGGCTGCCAATCCTGATATCAAGGTGGTTGAAATCAAGAGAACCACCGAAGACATATCAGCAACCAAGGCAAGGAATGCCATCAAGAATAACAACAGAGCCGAGTTTGAAAAGAATATGGATAGACGCACATGGAAATTCTATGACGAACTGAAAAAATATGTAGGATGATTTATGAAAAAGTTATTTGATATACAAAAAGAGTCCATGAGCCACAAGAGAGGAAAGTCGGTTGTGTTTACTTTCGGTTCATTCAACCCCATTACTCGCAGTGATGCTTTTATTATTGAGGCTGTCTTGGAAAAAGCCAAACAAGACAAGATGGATACTTTCATATTCACCGAGAGAAAGCAGGATGCTATTGACAATCCACTATCGTTTGAGAAGAAGGTTGGTCTGATGGAACAGGCATATCCCAATGTATATGTCAACAAGAACAGGGCTATAAGAACTGTTGTTGAGTCAGTCGCATATCTCGAAAATAATAAATACCAACATATACATTTCATTGTGCCATCCGATAGTGCAAAAAACATTCCAATCATGTTGGAGAAGTTTGATATATCGTACACAATTCAAGAATTTAATGGAGACGAGGGGGATAGGGATTCCATTAGGGAAGCGGTTTTCAACAGGGATGTTACCCTATTAGAAAAACATCTTCCTTCAAGACTCAGGGAAGATGCTGACAATATCATGAAGTCTTTGACCAATGGTTACAAGATATATTTGAGTGAAAGCGAAAGAACACCACTTCTTGATATTTCCATTGCAAGGGGTGACATCGTTCAAGCCAAGAATTCTGACATTCTTGAGGTGTTGGCAATATCAGGTAATCATGTAATATGTGAATCTGTCTTGACCGGAACTATTGATACTCACAGGATATCTTCTGTTGACAAGGTTCCATTAAGGGAGAGGCTTATTCAGAAAGATGGTGAATGGGCACTGGTATCCAAGACCACCGGAAGGGTATTGCGTAAGTATGGAAAGAACAAACCGAGCGATGATGTCGTCACACAAGATGAAAAAGAAATTCAATTTTTTAAACACATAAACAAGTAGGAACAAAAAATGGGATGGCACGAACAAAACATAGATTCTGACTTAATTTCTTCAGTGCAAGGAATATTGGCAGAAAAAATTCAAATTGCATTTAATGTTGTGGATACCATCAAATACATAGACGGAAATAAATATAAATCACTATCATTTAAGGATGATTCAATCGTCAGAAAATCTGGTGCTAAAATGGATTTATCAACTCTCACAAAAGTGAACCCAACCAAGGTCGAAACTACAAAAAATGGAGAAATAGTTACATTCTCCGATGGGTCATCAATCAAATTAACAAAATCATCATTTGGTTTTTATGAACTTGAACCAATAAGGAGCAAATAAAATGGGATGGCATGATTTACAAATAGATAATTCGCTTATTGAAACCATAGTGAATCTGATGGAAGCGGGTGGTTCAGGAATGTTCATGGTTCATAAGACACCACTGGACAAAGCAAAGGCAATGGCACAGAAAGTTCTTGGAGACAAGTTCGATGAAATATTTCCAGACTTTGATAGCAGATATGAAAGTCTTGCATCATCTATCAAGAAATACTCTAAGGGCATTAAGAGAATTGATATGCCTGTCATCAATGCTGACCAGATTGCCAAATTTGATGATGACCTGAAGAAAGGAAGGGTTGACCTGTTTGCCCCATTCGCCAAAGGGAAATATGTAACACCAGACCACTTGGATGATATCAATGCAGGTGAAGCATGGATTGAACTTGGTCTGAAAGATGGCAACAAGAACGATGATGTCGTAAAAGGAAAGTTGACAAAACTGCAAGCCGACAAACTGAAGCCAATCCAGACAGAAATCCACTTTGATAAAATAACAGAGACCGCCAAGAAGTTTGGCAAGATGACCGATGGTTCTCCACCCACCAAGCTGACGATTATTGTATCTGCCGACAACTATATCATCGATGGACACCACCGTTGGGGTCTTGCATTAATGACAAACCCTACCGTGAAACTACAGGCACTTGTTGTTCCATTGAAAATCGACAAGCTGCTTGAACTTACCCGTAACTATGGTGATGCCATAGGAAATGAACGTAACGCATAAGAGAATAGCCATGAATACACCAAGAGAATTTACACCACCAAAATTTTGTCCAGATGCTGTTGCATCAAACGCCGGTTGGTTGAACCCAAGGGATAATAGTCTAATTGTTCCCAATCGCGGATTGGCTACAAGGATGGCTGAATGGAAAGCCAGACAAAAGCAGGAAAAGGAACCTGAAGTTATAAATACCGTTGAGCAGGTTGTGGATGAACCAAAACCAAAAAGACAACCAAGAAAAACCAAAAAGAACTCTTAAGGAGAGTTGAAAATGTTGCACATCACAGAATTACTGAGACTGAAATCCGGATACGAGAATGCCATTGCGAAAGGAAGAGGCAACTCAGCTATGGAAGAGAAACTGGATAAGGTTCTTGCGCTTATCGAAAAGCACGACAAGATTGTAGCCGAAAAAAAAGCCAAGAAAAATCGTGTTGCTGAAGCACCTTCTGAAGAATCCTTCGTCGTTGAATCTGCCGAAGAATCTGAAGTTGAAGCCTCGGATTCTCCAAAGCCAAAGAAGACAAGTAAGAAGAAAGACTGATGATTCGTTTTGGTGAATTCAGGGAATCCTTGCTGTCTGAGGAAAACGACCCATTTATTACCCAACAGGATTTGATAAATCTTGAGAAGATGCTCGACAATTTGTATAGCAAGTTGGGTATAGATGTTGAATTCACCAAACACTTCCTTGATAGGGTCAACGACATTCGTAACGTGACCCAAATCAGGTTGAGTGAATTATCAAACCTCTTTAAAAAAGAGTTTCTGAAATTTGGTGATGTTTTGGCTGATATTAAGGATGGGGTTGAGGCAGTTTTGTTTGATGTATCATCCAATATTAATATACCGTTTGTAATGAAATGGAATCCACACACAAAAGAAATGGAACTTGTGGCAAAAACTGTCATGAGAAAGAAAAATTTCTTGACACAAAATAAACGCTATACAGTAAGATAAATATGTCAATCAACAAACAAAATTTTATAAAGGCAGCAGGGATTATCAGTGCTGTGACATCTATCTTCGGGGCAGTCTTTGTGTTTGAGGACAGGTATGCACATTCACAGGAAATGGATGTAAAATTAAAACACCAAGACGAGAAAATACAATTTTTACAAGAGCATCTTCAGACAACACAAATAAAGATACTTGAGTATCTGAAGGCACAGGCAATAACCAGAAAGACGGTTCTGGAAATGAAAGAAGATTCCGGCAGTTTGACTTCCGATGAAAGGGTCGAATTGAGGAACTTGAGAGACACACTTAAAAACTTACAATAAGGCTGGATACGGCAATGAGCAAAAAAACATTCTTTGACTTCGATAATAACCTGACAGAAAATTACAGGCTGAAGAACATGTTCGGTGGTCTGAACATGGGTTCTCAGGCGGTTGATGACGGAAACTCTGACCACTTCTATATTGGTTGGGCAAATGAACTGAGAAGGTTGAATGCATTTATTGGTGCAATTGCCCGTGGTCGTTATATTGACCCCGATTCTGTTATTGCCAACCTTCGCACAAAACTGTTTGTTATGGGGATAGTATTTGACCCAGTATCCATTGGTGACCAAGAAGAAGGTCAACACTTCCTACCATTAAGGCAATATGAAGGCATCCGCAGGAATACTGAAACCGGCGATATTGAAGAAGTGAACTACCTTGATGAAGCATTCCCTAATGGTGTTTATTTGCACCTAAACTGGTATCCCGACGAAACCGGAATGACCAAGTTGTCCGGTAAGATTATTACTGGTGAAGAGCTTGACAGGATGGCACAAGACGACGAAGAGCTTGCTGCTGCCCTTTCTGAAAGCATGATTGAAGAAGAATGTGGTTGTGATGATGATGAAGAAGAAGACGGTATGGAAGATGATATGGAAGACGGAATGGAAGATGATGATGACCTGACAGAATCCGCATTAAGTGTTTACAGAGCAATCGACAATCACCCAAAGAAGAAAATCAGCGAACTGCCAAAAGAACAACAAGCAAAGGCGGCTACACTGGTTAAACAAATGAAAGACAACCAGAAGTCTGGCGACCCAGAAAAGACCGTTGTTGCCTATCAGAACGACAAGGGTAAGATTGGTGTATACACAATCAACAGCCAACAACTGAAGAACATGCTTTTGAGCAAGTCTGGATTCGTGTTGACTGAAGACGTTATTAACGAATCATTCAAACTCAAGCAAAAGGTTGTTGATAAAAAGACTGGTGATACTGGTGTTATTGCTGAAGTTGGTAAAGGAAAACTGAAAGGCGTATATTTGATTGTTTGGGATAATAGCAAGAAAGGCGTATCAAGTCGAAATGAAGATGAAATAAAAGCTGATGGCAGTATTAAAGAAGGATTGACATCATTCTCAATGTTCAATGAAGCCCAGAAAACTGGTGGCGATAAGGCTTACCAAGAATTCTTGGCTAAGAAATTGAAATCTATGGGATATGAAACCATCAAGGATATTCCCGATGATGAAAAGGATGACTTCTTCAATTCTGTTGATAAGGAATGGAAAGCCGATGATGAAGGGGATTCAATGAATGAAGCCGTGATGTTCAAGAGCCTTGGTTCTGATGAATACGACATTATCAGCAAAGGGAAATCTGTTGGAAGAATTCGTAAAAAGACCGGCAGCTTTGAAGCCGACTATATGATTGGTAAGCAAAGGATGATTCATCACACAGGTTCAGGTTCTTCGCTGAAAACCGTAGATGATTTGAAAAAAGTCGTAACAAAGAATCTGGTCAAAAACCTGACCGAAGCTGCCGTTTCAGCAAACCCAATTTCATTCAAAGTCAAGAAAAAACTTGATAATCTTGGTAGTGTTACTAAAATTGATATCAAGGCAAATAAAGTGACCATGATTGGTTGGGATAAGCCAGAGAGCCTTTCGGTTGCTGTTGGAGTAACTCCAAAGTCAGTAGAAATTTTGACCAAGGGAACCAAGAAGATTCAACGTGCTGTCTATGCAGACGGTTCTGTTCTTGAAGTTTCTGTTGGTGCAGACCCACTGATGAGTAAAACTGTTGGTGTTGGTGTTGATGATGATTGGGTTGGAATCAAAGCCATGGCACCCATGAAAGAAGAAGTGGGTGACAAGGAAGAATACCAGAAGAAGGTTAAAAAGGCACTGAAAGATGCCGGATATGATTCCATCAAGGATATTCCTGATGATGAAAAGGATGACTTCTTCAACAAGCTGGATTCAATGCACGTTTCCGATGATGAAGAAGCCGGAATCTCTGAAGGATTTAAACCAAGCCTTGCTTCGAGTGGAGACGAAACTGACATACTCGTCAATGGAAAGAAGATTGGAAAAATCCACAAACTTCCTGATGGAAGATATGAAGCAGTTTACAAAATGAATGGCGTTGAATTGAAGCAACACACAGGAACCGGAGCATTGTCACTGAAGACAGTAAATGACCTGAAGAAATTTGTGATGAACAACATTCAAAAAAATATGAATGAAGAAACCGAAGGCACAGAAAGAAGCCTGATGGATTTGCTTGCAGAAGCATCACAGGTTGAAGCGTCTGTCTGGAAAGACATTGAAAAATTGTCAAAGATGACCGACAGAAATGATAAGACCGGTGCAGCAATACATGGTGCAAAAACACTGATGAAACAGGCATCACCAGAGCAAGTAAAGGAATTGAAGCGCCTACAAGGTCGTTTTGAACACTATCATGGAATGGAAAATGGAATGAATGGTATGCAATCAAAGGATTTCCAAGGATTGGTTACTATATTGTGGCAAAAAGCGAAAGAAGTTCTTCCAGACAAATTGGCAAAAGCATTCAAGGATGCATTCTAAGGAGCAAATATGTCAAATAGTTGGCACCAAAATGATATAGATAAAGACCTGCTTTCCACCATTGAAAACGTGATGGAGAGCAAGGATTCTGTATCAGCACAAAGATACAAGGAAGACCAGTTGTCGGATTCCAAGTTCGCTCAGTTGCTCGTAGATGCTGTTAAGAAGAACATCAAGTCATTGAAAATGGATAAGACCAATATTTCAATTGACCTGAATCGCATTAAAGTATCTGAACTGAATGACTTTGTATCCGGTAAACTTGACTCAAAGAAAATAAATACATATGCCTATATGGTTGCTGATAAAGTGACTAGGGGAGAGGGTATTAGTGACAGGCACAAGATGTTAAGGGATTCGTTGTCTACTGATATATTCACGAAACTTGTTGGAACACCAGTGATGAATCTTGTAGTGCAGGAAGCAAAACGTAGAAATATAATTTAACCAAAATACATACTATGGAATTTGACGTGCTAACTGAACAAAACTTTACCATGTTTGCCATAAGGCACTATGACAATCCCCACTGCTATAGTGAGGATGAATTCAATGAAGACATATTCCGATTTGTTGCCTTGAAGAGGCTTCTAATCAAATATGTGAATACAGGTGAACTAAAAGAACGCCTGATATTGAATCACCTGACGATTCTTTATAATGTATTTGGCGAATCAACAACAAGGATGTTGCTCTACAAACTCCCCGAAAAGACATATCCATCATTAAAAACTTTTCTTGTGTTTATCAATAGGTTACATCAAAGCCCCACCAAACACGAAATTCCCTTACTGAATATTCCTATTGATATAAATATAACCAAGAGATTACGAGAAATTTGATGGTTATCCATGTCAACAATTATTGATACATTCATTGCATTCAGGATACTGAAATTGCTTGCTTCCAAATGGGAGGAAACTGACGCATTCAAGTTGGGCATTATTGATGCGAAGGGAAATTTCCTGAAGAAGACAGGCGACCTCACCAATGCAGAAGAGCGCAAGGCATTTACAAAATTCCACGTTCTCGTCTTTAACCTGAAGAAGCTGATAGAAAAACTTCCATTTGGTTCTATGCGATTGGCATCCCTTGCAACCGCATTGTATTTGTTGAAAGAGGAAGTGGGCGACACAGGAAAGGATGTTGAGTCACTCATATGGAATTTCATCAAGGATAATGGATACAAGCCAAACAATCTGCATGAACACTTTTGCCTAGTTGAGACCATTGACAAGGGCGAGTATATCGTTATCAGGGATATCATTACCGATGATGGAGCATTGTTCAAGAAGGGCGAGAAGATTATTGTGTCCAATCCAAAACCTATTGACAAGGTTCTTGGCAATGAAGTATTCACCGGAAAATCAAAAAAGAATAAACAGACTGTCATCTTTGTAGCAAAAGATGTGGAGAAAGTAAAATGACTATTGAACTGACATTCAAACAATTCATGAAATTGAATGAAGAACCCGTTTCCTCTGCCGCATCCAATGTCACTGGTGGTGGTGAAGTTGGTGGAACGGATACCATGGCTGCACCGACAGTTCCAATGCACATGTTTGCAAACTGTGCCGTGTTCGATGTCTGCAAAGACCGATACCACAAATGTATACAGGGAAAGAAGCAATATGATAAATACGAGAACTATGTAGGAAACGATGAAATTGGTGAGGCTATTCGCCAATATGGTCGCAAGTATCCCAACAAAAGTATCATTGTCAGAGAAAAAGACACACACGCCATGGTGTTTCTAAGGAGAAAATAATGTCAAAAGAATATACTGGACAGAATGCGGGTGCAGAATCCATGCGCGACCTGATTACCTATCTGAGAGAAGGTTGTGATACCTGTGGGGGTGAAAAGAAATGCGACAAAGACTGCACATGCGATAAATGCATGAAAGCCAAGGAACAGGTTGCTGAGGCATCCGACATAGGTGACAATGAATCCGTCGGAGACACCGAAGACGAGATTGCTGCCAAGAAAGCCGCTGCTGTCGAAAACGATGGTGTGTAATGAAGTCCTTCAAGACATACACACAAGAGAGACTTGACGAGAAAGTTTTCACTACCCGTTTCGTTGAATCTGAAATCAAGGATTTGCTTGTTCCTGCATTGGAAGGTGCAAAGAAAATGGGTAAACAACCTTTGATATATCGTGGATTCCATATCTCAAACACACACCCATTCAATTCACCTGTTGCCACAGTAACAACACTTGAAGCAAAAAAGGGAAAACTTATCGGCGCATACAAACGCTTACATGGTTTTGCTGATGGGTTTGATGAAGACGGAATTGTTGAAAAGACATTCAAGAAGCTGAAAATCAAAGACCCCGTATTTGCCACAAGAAACAAAAAGCTGGCAGAAATCTTTGGTTCATATCTTTACATTCTTATTCCTGTTGGCAACTATACGGTTTGGTATTCAAAAGAAATTGATGATGCCGTTGCAGCTATTGCCATTACCAAAAAATTTGGTGATAATCCAGACCCGAAAGAACTTGCCTCAAAGTATGAGAGCAAGAGAAATACCACAACTGGTGTTGACAAGAAAAACGAATTGATATTCCAGTTCGATGATTCTCGTTATATGCTTTTCAATCTACAGTCTTTGGCTTCATTCCAAATCAACAAGACGAGTGTCAAGAGCTATGCCGATGTTGTTGATATTTTAGAAAAAATTATTGCCGACCGAATCAAGCGCAAGATTGCATTTGACATGGGTCAACAAGCCTTTAATGCTTCTGGTAATGAAGAAGAAAAAATCACCCACATTCCAGATGCAGGGAAGACATCACAGGCTTTCATTTTAGACCAAGGATTACAAAAAATGATGCAGTTTGTGTTCAGAACAAAATACGGTTTTATCAGTTCGATTGGTGATGCAGATAATTTCAAGACCCAAGCCGAAATTGACAAATACCTTAAATCAACAGAAGCTGACCTCAAGCTAATGGGGCTACTATGAAACAGTTCAAAGACATTAAACACGACATATCCGTTATAAAGGAAGAACTCTACAAGAAGATGTTCAATAATGTGTACAAGTCAAACATTGATGAATTTGCCAAGGCAAATGACCTAATCATCCTGAAAGACAAAAGCGCCGGAATCGAGTTATGGTATGGCGTAAAGAAAGACAATAAAAAGGAATTGATATTCACATATAGTCCAGATGATTCTGAACTGTATTCTGATTATACCGTAATGGATTTACGAAGAGGTATAGTAAAATGAATAGTTGGCATGACCTGAACCTAGATGAAGAATTGATTGGCTTGGCTGATGAAATACTAATATCAGAGGGGTTAAGTCAAATGTTAAATCTCGGTTGGAAACAAATGACACTATCTATGATAGTTGCCACAGACGACAAAAAATTTCTGAGCAATATCAAGGATGCAATACATCAAGTCGGCATGGATTCTTTTGTTGATACTCTAAAGAAGGAACATAGAAAACTGTTCCTTGGGATTGTAAATAAACTTGAGAAAAATAAGGATTTTGTTAAGTCGGATAAGGAACTGAAAACACTGGCACATAAACTTGGGGCAAACCTGTAATGAAAACTTTTACAGAATACACAAATACGACAACACAAAAACCAAACCTCATGGAGCGAATGAACCTGTTGACAGAAGAACAGGTTGCTGACTTGGCTGGCTTTTCAGTAAACGAGGCTGTTTCAGCAATCGTTGAAATGTCATGGATTGTTGAACTATATGATAATGGCGTATTGGTTCCGCTATGTGAAGGCGAAGAAACCGGTCTGGTTTCTGTATTGAACTCAAAACTGTCAAAACTTGGTCTGAATATCGAGAAGTCTCATAAGGGAAGTCTTTTTGATATCGCCAAACGTGGTGGTGCTTCCATGCTGAAACTCTTGGTTGCTGCCATGAAAGGAGACAAGAAGACCATGATGGAAATAGGAAACACCCAAATCACATTCGGTCAGGTTCTTGACTTCCTGTTGAAACTGGATATGAGTTATTTCCACTTTGTCACACCATGGATTCACACCATCGATGCGGTTCTAGGATGGGAATTGTGGGCTAATCTTCAAAAGCGTGTTGGTACTGCATCCGAGAATACCCGTCAGGCTGTGGTGAAAACCTTTGCCGATGCCATCCAGTTCCTGAAAGACAAGGCAGAGCTTTTGACAGGTTCATTGAAAAATGCTGTACTGAATACCATCAATGCACTGGATAAAACCCTGTCACCAGACTTGAAGCATATCTGACGACATATATACAGTATGTACCTGACTATCATCACAGAGATGTTTCCCTTCCTGAAATCGACCAAGTTCTGGGTGATTCTCATTGTGACTATTCTGTTGATAGGTTCGGTCGTGTTTTTGTACAATCGCTACACCGGAATGATAGAAGAAATCTCCAATCTCAAAAATCAAAATTCCGATTTGGAAAACCAAGTGAAGGAAAGAGATGACCAGATTGCAAGATATGAGATTGACATCAAGACCTATACGACCATCATCAAGTCAACCAATGCACAGAGAGATATGCTCGATGTAGAGTCCAAGAAATTGGAAAACAAGCTGATAAAGGATGGTAGGGATATTGGCTTCATTGCTCTTAAGAAGCCTGAGTTAATGGAAAAGATTGTGAACAAGGCGGCGAAAGACAGGTTGCGTTGTTTTGAAATTGCGACGGGTGCCGAAGTGAAGCCCGATGAAAAGAACCTGAAGAAGAGTGACAGAAATAATGTTTGTGCGTATCTGTTTGATTATACTGATTAGTTTTGTGAGTGGTTGTTCGTGGTTGTGTGGCAAACCCATTCAGTCAAATTACGAAAAGCCCTATATCACATTCGATGAACCTAAACCACTGACGATGGAAAGAGTGAACTTTGTCATTGTGACAAAAGATAATTCACAAAAGAAATTTGCAGAAATGGAAAAAGACAGGAAAGACCCTGTTGTCTTTGGTCTGTCGGATTCTGACTATGCTGCACTGGCAAGGAACATGGAAGCCATCCAAGGTCAAATCCTGCTCTACAAGAAAGTCATACAGTCATACAAAGACTACTACAAACCTACAGAAGAATCCAAGACGGAATAAGGGCATTTTAAATAATTTGAAATGTCTTTAATGGAATTAAACCTATTCTTGAAACCGCTACACCGGCAAGTGTAAATCCCCCAAAAGCAAAAGTCTAGTCCAAATGGATTATATCCAAATCACCACTTTGGACTGAAATAATTTTGACTTAGTGACCCAATGCTACTAGAATTACAATAAACCCAACAATTGCCCCCAAGAGATAATTACCATGAGTTTTCCCTATGATGTTTTAACCGTTCAAGAAGTCATTTTAAACGAGACCGAGTATCAGGAATCCTCTATCGAGAATCCTGTGAAGCCTGATATCTGGTTTTTTGTATTGGTTCGCAAGTGGCTTTTCTTTAAGAAATGGTATGCGACACCGGTAACGCGCCATGCCAATGCCGTGAGGGAACATATTGCCAATGGAGGCAAATCTGGAGAACTGTTTCCGCCATTCTTTTCTGAGGGAAAATCTGTGGATTTGTGCAAGGGCTATTTTAACAAGCGTTTGCAGACCGAAATATTGACTGCCTGTGGTGTCTATATTTTGAGAAAGCAGGAAGATAAAACGAGAAATGTACTCGATTCCCTTATAAAGGAGTTGAGCAAATCGGAGAATAAAACCGAATGAGTCTATACACAGATTCATATTACATCAATCTGCTATCACCCAAGCTGAGAAATTTCAGGCGCAAGGATAAGAACACTTGGAATTTCTCATGCCCATTGTGTGGTGATAGCAAGAAAGACCTGAAGAAAGCCAGAGGTTACATCTTTCAGAAGAAAGGTGGACTTTTCTTCAAGTGCCATAATTGTCAGCAAGGTTTGAACATGGCGAACCTTATCAAGGCTGTTGACCCGATATTGTATGACCAGTACGTCATGGAAAGGTTCAAGAATGGCAATGTGAGAGATATCAGGAAGAGTGATATTGAAACTGTTGTAGACTACAAGGCACCGGTATTCAAGAAGGTTCATGAAGTCTTGCAGGGAATGCAAAGGGTCAGTTCGCTTGATTGTGACCATCCGTGTCGGGTCTATGTGGCTAAACGCAAGATACCCGAAGCCTACTGGCGTGACCTGTGGTGGTGCGAAGACTTCAAGACTATTGCCATGCGATTGTCGAACGATAAGGAACGCTACAAGAAACTGCCTGAGAACGATGCCAGACTGGTGATAACCTTCCTGAATGAATCTGGCGAGCTTATGGGAATACAGGGAAGAACGATTGACCCAAACAATGACCTTAGATATATAACCCTAAAGGTCGATGATAATGTGCCAAAGATATATGGTCTCGACAAGGTTGACAGAACCAAGCCGGTCTATGTGGTTGAGGGACCTATCGATTCGATGTTTATCCCGAACTGTGTGGCTATGGCATGTTCAGCACTGGATACTGTTTCGGAGTTTGTTCCGAAAAAACAGTGTATCTTGATTCCTGACAGGGAACCGAGAAACAGGGAAATTGTGAACCAGATAAAGGGTTTTGTTGACGACGGTTGGAAGGTTTGTCTTATGCCCGATAGCCTGAAGTCAAAAGACATCAACGACTATATACTGAAAGACGGATTGACCCAAGATGAATTATTGGAAACCATTGAACAAAATTCTTCCGTTGGTCTTAGCCTGAAATTAAAATTTGCTGATTGGAAAAAGGTGTGATTATGAAAAAAGAGAATGCAAGAATCTATCGTGAGATTGAATATGCCCAAAACATTACAAGAGGTCTTGAGGGTTTCAAGGGAAACTACATGGTGTTTATTGCCTACCTGATTGTTTTTGTTCGCTGTTTCCTGTACTACACCGAAAAAACATTCCTGTTTATCATGGCATTGTTTTTAACGCCGGTTGCGTGGCATACCTTGAAGCAGTCTAATGAGAACGATATCACAAAATATATCAACACACCGGCTGACATATTCCTCGATTTATACAAAGAGTCCAGACAGAATGACAAAGACTTCTGATAAGCTAAATAAGCAGTGGTGGAATGCCGATTCGCCACACATCAAATACCATGATGAAGCCAATGAATGGATTGATGATGCCAAGGAACAGATGGATTCCATGTACACGCGCATACGCGAACTGGAATCCTTCATCCTGTTTTTTGAGTCTGCCAATTGTTCCCAGAACCGATGCATGACAGCGGTAAAGGGAAAAGAAACTCAGTGGAACCACATAATCAATCTTATAGAGAAGCATGTCGGAATACTTGAAGACGAGAGATTCATTATCCCGAAAAAGCGAAAGGATGCAGAAAAAGAAAATGAGCATCGATAATATCCACCATGACATAGACGAATATGTCATGCTATGCAAACAATTTGAAGAACCCATACAATACCATTTTATTGGAGACCGTAAGGTTCCCGATTGCTATTCAGAACATGCCAAGTCATTAATGGCTAGGCACCTGACAAAGGTGACATCATATCATGCACAAAATGCATCTTGACTTTCATATGAGAAAAGCCCTTCACATGCTTGAGCGTGAACGTCTGCCTGAGAGAAAGTTTAAATACTATCCGAAGCCATTTTACAAACAATCAATCAAGAAGAAAATCCTGAAGCGCAATCCTACCGGAAAGCAAAATCAATGGTTCCTCACAAAACCCGTATGGCGTGGCGGAAGGGAATGTGTACATAAGGTGATTCGGTTCCTCTGATATGTTCCAGTGCTTATGTGACTATGACCTCCTGAGAAAAGGATTGGCAGACAAGAATTGCCCAGTTTGCTATTCCGATTTTGCCGAACAGCAAAAACACTACCATCAACTTATCGAAGCGGTTAGGCAGTTTCGAGATAACCCTATTGGTGTCAACAAGGAACGTATGTTCGAACTGGTGAAGAAATGAGCAACAAGCAATGGCATGGCGGAAAGGGTGATGCCGTTAGACCCAAAATAATTAAAATGAAGGAAGAAGACTTGCGTTGGGAGCTGGCTTTTGGTAAAGTATCGCCCGAACGCAAGCAAGAGATTCTCGATGAACTTGAAAAGATGAAGAATAAGAAATGATTACTCCAATGATGATACTCAAGATGTTTGGTTTGTTTCTTGCTGGTGTTGGAACCGACTATGCATGGGCAAAATGGACACAAGCCAGTAACCAGCACAAGCCATACGTTGCTGCCAACTGGACACTGGCTATCTTCATTTTTGGTCTGATATATACCCTCACCATCGTAGACAGGCAGTGGCACCTTATCGCCAGTTACCTGTTAGGCGGATGGATTGGAACTGTTATTGCTGTTAAGAAAAAACCGGAGTGATGTGAATGCAAGCCTATCTCAATTTGTTACATGACATTCTCGACAATGGAACCGATGTCAGTGACCGTACTGGTGTCGGAACACGATGCGTATTCGGCAGGCAGATTCGATTTGACCTGTCAAAAGGATTCCCCGCAGTCACCACCAAGAAGCTGGCATTCAATTCAATGAAGGCTGAACTCCTGTGGTTCATTTCCGGTTCAGATAATGTCAACGACCTTCGTGCCCTACAGTATGGCGAACAGAACCGCCATAATCTTGACAAGGTGACTGTATGGGATGCGAACTACCAGAACCAAGCCATGGATATGGGTTATCGTGATGGTGAACTTGGACCAATCTATGGCGTACAGTGGCGCAACTTCAATGGTGAAGGCTGTGACCAGTTGCAGAAAGCCATCGAAACCATCAAGACCAATCCAGACAGCCGCAGGATTATCGTTAGTGCATGGAATCCTACCGAGCTACAATTCATGACACTTCCGCCATGCCATGTTCTTTTCCAGTTCAGGGTCATTGCCGGAAAGCTGAATTGTTTTATGTATCAACGTAGTGCTGATGCTTTCTTAGGTGTTCCATTCAATATCGCATCTTATGCCTTGTTGACACACATGGTAGCCCAAGTCTGTAAATTGGACGTTGGTGAACTTGTCATATCGTTTGGTGACCTGCATATATACCAGAATCATTTTGACCAAGTGAAAGAACAATTGAGCCGCGAACCACTTCCGGCACCCAAGATATGGCTGAATCCTGCTATCACCAACATTGATGCTTTCAATGCGGCAGACATCCAGCTTTTGGATTATGAGAGCCACGATGCAATCAAAGCGCCGATGGCAGTGTAAGAATAACAACAACAATCAGACAATGTTTTAAGGAATGCAGTTATGTCCAATTATTTTGCAAAAACCAGTAATCCGCAGTATTCGAATTTTATTGCCCTGAGCCGTTATGCACGATGGCTTGAAGACAAGGGGAGACGTGAGACATGGGAAGAAACGGTAGACAGGTATATCAGTTTCTTCAAGAACAAGTATAAAGATAAGTCGATTAACGAAAGTGTTTGGAATGAATTGCGTGATGGCATCCTGAATCTGGATGTGATGCCAAGTATGCGATGCCTGATGACAGCCGGTCAAGCATTGGAACGTGATAATGTAGCCGGTTTCAATTGCAGTTATATTGTGGTTGACCATCCAAGGGCTTTTGATGAAGCCATGTATATCCTGATGTGTGGCACTGGTTTGGGCTTCTCTGTTGAACGCCAATACATTTCCAAGCTGCCAGAAGTATCAGAAGAACTCACACCCAGCAATACCGTTATAGAAGTGCCCGATTCCAAGAAGGGATGGGCAAAGGGTTTTCGTGAACTCATTTCGTTATTATATGCAGGTCACATTCCCAAATGGGATTTATCAAAAATTCGACCAGCCGGTGCCAGACTGAAGACATTTGGTGGCAGGGCATCCGGACCAGAACCATTGAATGAACTTTTCAATTTCACTGTCAACATGTTCAGGAAAGCCAAGGGCAGAAAACTGAACTCTCTTGAATGCCATGACCTGATGTGTAAGGTTGCCGACATCGTGGTGGTTGGTGGTGTGCGCCGTAGTGCCCTGATTAGCCTGTCGAACCTGTCTGATGACCGTATGCGTACCTGCAAGAATGGTCAGTTCTGGCTGGATGAACCCCAGCGCAGTCTTGCCAACAACTCTGCCAGCTACACCGAGAGACCAGAATTCCAGACATTCATGAAAGAGTGGGTGTCTCTGTACGAATCCAAATCAGGTGAACGAGGCATATTCAACCGCGAGGCTTCCATCAAGCAAGCCATGAAGTATGGCAGAAGGGAACCAGCAGACTTCGGAACAAACCCATGTTCAGAAATCATCCTGAGACCAAACCAGTTTTGTAACCTGAGTGAAATTGTTGTAAGGGCAGAAGATGACCTTGAATCATTGAAGCGCAAGGCAAGGCTGGCATCCATTCTTGGAACACTGCAATCCGGCTTGACCGACTTCTCTTACCTGCGCTCACTCTGGAAGAAGAACACCGAAGAAGAAGCATTGCTTGGTGTATCCCTGACAGGTATCATGGATAATGAAATGCTGGCTGGCAAGAAAGATACTGAACAACTGAAGGCATGGCTTGAAGAACTCAGGGCGCATGTGGTTCAGGTCAACAAGGAGTTTGCAGAAATCATTGGTGTGAACCAGTCTGTAGCAACGACCTGTGTCAAGCCAAGCGGAACTGTTAGCCAGTTGGTGGATTCCGCATCTGGTATCCATGACAGGTTTGCTGAATTCTATATCAGGCGCGTTCGTGCCGATGGCAAAGACCCATTGGCTCAAATGATGCGTGATGCCGGATTCCCCTGTGAGCCTGACCTGATGAAGCCAAGCAACTATGTCTTCTCATTCCCGATTCGTGCGCCGAAGGGTTGCAACATTGCGGATTCGAGAACTGCCATAGAGCAACTGGAACACTGGAAGATATATCAGGAACACTGGTGCGAACATAAACCATCGGTCACTGTCTATTACAATGACAATGAGTTTTTCGGTATCGGTCAGTGGGTCATTGATAATTGGGATGTCATATCAGGAATTTCGTTCCTGCCAAGAACAGACCATGTGTATCAACAGGCACCCTATGAGAAAATTACCGAAGAACAATTCTTGGCACTGGAAGCATCAATGCCAACAGATGTTGACTGGTCTAAGCTGGTCGATTATGAGAAAGAAGACACTACTACCGGAACCCAGACACTCAGTTGCAGTTCTGGAGTATGTGAAATTGTTGATTTGGCAAAATAAGGAAAACTGACATGACAACCACAATAATAAAAACGAAACAGACATGTCGCGAATGTCATGAGACCTATATACTGGCATGGTATGAAGGAGAGACAGAACCATTGTGTTGCCCCTTCTGTGCCGCAGCCATTGTTGATATAGGTGATGACACTGATGACCAAGACCAAGAAGGTTATTGCGGGGATTGATTATTCAATCACTGGACCAGCCGTAACTGTATGCGATTCGGATGACGAATCGTTTCTCTCATGCAAGCACTTCTACCTGACAGACACCCTGAAATACTCTGAACAGTTTTTGGGTTGTGTGTCGGGTAGTTTGTTTCCTGCCTACAAGACCGAAGAAGAAAGGTTCGACAGCATTTCTGCATGGGCAATGAAAATCTGTGAAGACCATGGGGTCGAAGAAGTCTGGATAGAAGGCTATTCGATGGGAAGCAAGGGAAAGGTTTTCAATCTTGCTGAGAACTGCGGATTACTCAAACACAAAATCTGGAAGTCCAGGATACCATTCCATGTAGTTCCACCGACCACCGTCAAGAAGTTCGCAACTGGCAAGGGCAACTCAGACAAGCAAGCCATGCACGATGCCTTTGTCAAAGAGACTGGTGTCAACCTGCACCAAGAAATAACTCCACTAAAGAAAGACGTTAGCTCACCTGTTTCGGATGTGGTCGATTCCTATTTCATCATGCGATACGGAAGGTCTAAATGAGAATGATTCTCATATAAGCATATCAATTTTCCTGATACATCTGAAATTCTATATCAAAAACTTTCATATCAATTTTCTGGCAATATCCCATAGTCCAACTATACTATGAGTATAAGAATTTGATTTGAGGATTTGATTATGAGCAAGACCCCCCTGAATATGGAACAAGTCGGTATCTACGTTGCCAATATCCAGAAATGGCTGGATGAAGCCATTGAAAGCGATTATGAACAAGGCTTGTCGTGGTATGCTGATGCCCGTGCCTTTGCTGCCAAGAAAGCCATCCAGTACGGTATAAAGCCCATTCAGGTGGCTACACTTATTTCAATTCTGTCGCCCCAAAAGAAATGGGAACAGAACCTTGAAGAAGTGTCGGCATTCCTTGAAGAATTCTACAATGGCGTGAAACCTGCCAAGTCGTATTTTGCCAGCCAGAAATCACTTGATGAATGTACAGCAGCTTTGCGTGATGGCTGGGTGATTCCTGCCCATAGGTCAAAGACCTTTGCCTTTGCAGACAACATTGCCAATGAGAACAGTTCTCATGTGACCGTAGACCGCCATGCAATCAAGGTTGCCAATGACGACCTGACTGCCAAGGAAATATCCATCACTGCCAAGCGGTATCGCGAAGCCGAAGCCGCCTACAACATCGTGGCGCTGGAAGAAAACCTGAAACCATACCAGATACAGGCAATTACTTGGGTTGCCTATAAACGTGTTGTGGGGCGTTAAGGAGCCATGTCTATGAACCAGTCAAATGCTGTTCCACACAATGTTCCACAGCCAGTTCCGATGGTCAAAAACAAGGGAAGCAAGCTGAAGGATTTGTTATAATGAATCCGGTTTTTATGAAAAACCAATCTAAAAAAAGTGTGGTTCCTGACTGGCGAAAGCCTGTATCTGGACTATACTGATATTGTGAATGAATGATAACCTGTATTGAGGATTTTGATTATGTCGTATAAAAAACTGGTTCTTGATGTTCTTTCCATTGCCAATGATGTAGACTTGGCTAAAAGCTATGTTTCCATTATCGAAGATGCACCGGCTATTGATGCCAAGCGTCTGCACGATGCCCTCCTGAATCTTGGCTTCAAGAATGACAAGGCACATAGTACCTGTTCGGTCGCCCTGTATGAAGCCAATCTGGTCAAGGGCAACAAGCGAGTGAATATCGTTGCTGCCTCGTTTGCTGGTAGCTACATTGATGTGACTGTTACAATCTAAGGGGAATCGTTATGAGCCTTTTTAACCAGAAAGATAAATTCATTCTTGAACAGGCGGTCTATCGTGCCGCCGATGTTCATGTGCCCGAATACAATGGTGGTCAGTGGCTATGGCATGAAGACTTTGGCTGGTGGGAACCTGTTTTCGATGGCAAGGTCAAGGTCGAAGGTCTGAACAATTACTACTCAGGCGAAATGGATGCCAAGACACTTGGTCTGGCATTGTCTACCCTGTTGCAGAACCACCTGTCATGGAAGTATGCCGAAGAAGGTGGCTTTGATGAAAGCCAGCGTTGGAGCGAACACTTCTATTCATTGCGTAATCACGCGATGGAAGTTCTGAATGATGACCAGTTGTCAGAATACTTTGCGTTTCTTGATTGAGGATTTTTGTTATGACTATTGCCGTTAATGCCGTTAATGCCGATAAACTTGCCGTTAAGACCAAAGAGCTTGCCGATACTATCGCCGAGTTGAATCGTTTGTCTGCGGCAATGGCAAGGAGTGCGCTTCTTTTGAAGATTGTTCCCGATGCATTCTCAAAAGGAAGCTGCAATCTTCGCTGGGTTCGTTTGAGTGGTGGCAATTCCGCTGACAGGAAACTGGTCAGGGGATATATTATCTACGGTGACGGAACAGAAAGGCAGCTTGACCAGAAAGAGTTTGACCTTCTTGTTTTGAATGGGTTTTCAGATTAATAATAGGTGTTAATATAATGACCAATGAAAAAACATTACCATATGACTTTGATTTGTGGCATGATATCAAGACCGAAGAAAGGCTACATGAAGAAATACATTATGCATGTAATAAGGTTCGAAGCCTTTTTGAGTTGTGTGAATACTATGGCATAAAATTTGATGACCATGGGATAGTCGTCAATCCTGTGGATGAATGAAATGTTGAATATTGTATCATGTAATGCCGATAGCAATTGCCTGAAGATTTATAAAGAGTATTCTATTGTCAGAGCAGTGAATGTGATTAGACTTTTTGTCACCGATAGAGCCGATGCCCCCGCTGGACATACCCTATTGATTGAACCCGAAGGAGTGAAAAATGTTCTTGGATTTTTGACCGGCGAAGAAAAAGAGCTTTATATGAATTTCGGCAAAAACCGTCTTGTGTCATTGACAAAAATTCCAAAGACCAAGCTGGTGTTCCGGTTTAACTTTGTGAATGAAGCCTACAGATTCGAATTGGGCGCTGGTCTGGTGAACAGTTTCTATGACATGTTGAAGTCATACAAGCCGAAAAATGACTTTCTTGAACATAATCCAGAAGATGCATATAATGAAATTGAACGTGAGATGTTTAATCAATGAGCCACATCACATTAAAGAGTTGCTTGTTTCCTGAAGACATTGCGCTTGAGGTTAATGAAATTTTTGGTACAATGATATTTCGCTGGATGAATTCCGGTAATTATAGCCCAGAATTCCGGATTCATTCTGAGCAGGTAAAAGACATTCGGAAATGGTTTACAAAGAAAGATAATACATTCTACAAGATTACAATCGGTGAGAGCTGGATACAATTTAAGAAACAGGCTAACACCACATTGTATGTTTCTTATGGTTCTAATAAAAACCCCACCTATGGCGTGACCATGCTAAAACCCCAGACCCAAGAATTCTATGATTTTTTTTGTGTGGTATGTGGGGGCAACCAATGAGCATTAGACTACGGAGAGGCGATGATGCCTAGTGTACAATTACAAAAGATGACACCAACAAGTTGTATCGTCTGCTGAATGAATTTATTGGAAACAACTAAATATGTTTCCTAAAGTAACTCTCTATGGGAGTAATGGAAAATGATTGGGCAAGTTGTGGGGAGCTTCGTGCTTTTCCTGATTTTTGGTGGTCTGGCTACCAGCATCGCATTGCTGGCTGTTGTAGCGAACCGAGCCATCAAGGAAAAGAAAGACGAATAAACATTGGACTGGTAAGTTACCAGTCATTTGCTATAATGTAATCATGTAGAAAAGGTGAAATTATTATGAGCATGACTTTCTGTAATGTACACCAGTGGAAGACCAACCTTGCTGCCGTGCTTGAAGCATCCGGCGAGACCGTCAAACTCGAATGCCCAAGATGTGCCGGTGAGGGTGTTGAAGAATGTTCAGAATGTGAAAATGAACATGATTGCAAAATGTGTGAGGGTTCCGGTGAAATTGAATATGACAGTGATGAATTGATGGCAATCACCAATTCCGGCTATATCAATGACCTTTATTGCAAAGCCATGCTGGATGACATCAAGCGTTTCTGTGAATATGTCAATAAGCCAGAACTCGAAAAACAACTGGTATCAGACTTCTTTGGACAACTTGGTAGACTGACCGCCAACTGAGTGATATTGTCATGCCTTTGAAAAGCGTGAACCGAACACAAAGCCTGCAAGCTGAGGTGTGACGGACTCTATAGAAATGTGGTGATTTGGCACCAACCAAAATCGTTGCAGAGTTTTTTGACTGTAGCCAGATAAACCGCAATTTTCAAAGCACAGGATATACAAATAGACCTGTGGCGCTTTTCAAAGGCATGGCACGATTGGTAACGCTTTAATATGGGTGATTTTTATGGCACAGCGAAAAAAATTCTATAGTGTTTCATACGATGGCATGTATATGGGTGGCATAGCCATAGTGGTTGCCACAAGCCCAGACGAAGCCATCGAATTGGTCAGGAATCATCCACAAACAGTCAATTTTGATAGCAAACAAGTTCCGCCTTATGTTACAGAAATAAAAGGTCCTGTTCTTTATAACGATACTGGTGATTATTGAAAATGAATACTCTATCCGGCACCTTGTTGATTGTGTTTGGCTGTATATCATACATCATGACACCCGTCATGTTTGCCAATCTTCCAGCCATATTGGGAAGCCTTTATGTGGTTGGGCTTGGTGTTCATGTGATGGATGGGGTATAAAAAAATGAACAAACCAATCATCCTTGCTGACATTGACGGTTGTCTTTTGCAGTGGTTGTCAAAGATGCCGGAATTCCTGATGAAGAAAGGCATCGACCCGACAAAGGCTCGTGAATGTTTTGCCAGTGGCGAATACCTGACAGCCGCACAGATTCTTGGACTTCCGTCTGACCAAGCCATGGAACTTGTCAGGGAGTATAACTCGTCTGTCTATATGCGACACCTGACACCCTTCAAGGATAGTCTGGCTGTTGTCAACCTTCTCAAAGAAGAATTCGACTTTGTGGCAGTCACTGCCATGGGAACCCATCCGCTGGGTGCCGAGTATCGAATGGAAAACCTGCACTTCTGGTATCCCAATGCATTCAAGGGAATCCATGTGGTTGACCTTGGCGAATCCAAGTACGACATCCTGAAAGAGTACCACAAGACCTTCTTCATTGATGACACGCCGAAGCACATCAAGGAAGCCAAGGATGCCGGTCACATTGCTATCAGGATTGTTCGTGACAGCCGACCTGACATAACGAACTCTGTAAGGTTTGATTCCTTCCATGAGATTGGCTCGTTTATTGAAATGCACAAACACATGTCAAAGCCTCAGCAATTGGTTTTGCCGCCTTATTTGAAAATGTTTGAACCGTTGGGGGAAAGTCAACTTGGCTAAAGTACAATTGGTGGTTTATGAAACCCGCAAGGTCGTTGTTGATGTTGAACTGGATTGCTATCCAGAAGACAAGAGATGCCTGAAAGACATCATCGAAATTGAGACCGAGGCATTTGAACAGAATGTTGATTACATGGACAACCTGACCGAAATGGCGGCGGAAAAGGGCTATGCCTATACCCACACATTCGAGGTTCTGTCTGCGTCAATTATTGAGGAAAATGAATAATGGATAATCTGATACCAGTAACAATGGTGCATAATGGTGTGGTGCATTGCTCCCCGTCATGTCGGTATCTGTGTGTAAATCCCACACGGTCAACCAAAGCCTATTGTCGCGTCACTGGTGGAGAACTGGACTACTATGACTGGTTCATTGCCCGATGCCAATATGATTCCGACCAATACAACACGGTTCCCCTATCCATAGGAGAGAAAAAATGACACTTGAATTTGAAAGGGTAAGATGGTTCACGTCTGGATATGCAATTTCACCAACGACTGGTGTGGTTCTTGTTCGTGAACAGGAAACCCGTTTGCTGAAGGGATATACCGGCGCTGTTAGTGGAAGGGATGAACACGAAGACATCGAACAATTGATTCGCTGGGGTGCCCGTGCGCCCGAAGGCATGTTGCGTGGATTGTTCCCTGACGTTGAAGGAAAATACGCATGATTATCAGCGAACAGATAGCCTTTGCCGAAAGGTGTTACAATAAGCTGAGGGTTCTCGACCCGAATGTCTTTCTGGCTGGTGGTGCGCCATTCAATTGGTATCATGGAAAGGATGCCAAGGATTTGGACTTCTGGCTGACATCACCGGCTAACACTTGGGATGAGTTTGAGCATTGCCTGAAGATGCTGGGCTTTGGTGACATCAAGTCTTTGACCAGCACCAATTCTGCCTATAGTGCATTTCAGGCATCGCGGGGAATCCAGTTCATTGCCGACTGCTGTGTCGTGAATCCAGTTTTGGAGAAATTTGAAAATCTTGTTGATGCTGATATTGACAATATCAGGGTTCAGGTCATTTGCTTCTACAAGCCATACGACAGAAGCAATGCCATGCAGGGATTCGATTGTGATGTCTGCCGAATCAAGTATGACTTTGCCAAGAAAGACTACATCATGACCAGTGATGTGTTTACTGCCATGGCATCGAAGGTCTGTACATTCAAGAGAAAGAGTGATTTGGAAACAGACCACGGCAAGAGGGTTCAGGCTAAACTGTTGGGTCTGGATGACCGCTGGACTTTCCATTACGAAATAGATGATGGCGACAAGGAGAACAAAGCCCAACTACTCACTGAAATCTTCAGCGCATTGGACTTGCCAAAAACACTCGACATGATATAAAATAACCGAAACCAAACCGGAGAACCAAAATGGGTAACCCACAACCACTTCCAAAAAACATGTTCCGTAAGCCGCGCACCGACAGGCATTATGCCCTGTATGATGTCAAGACACAGATTCAGTCTCTGAAAGAGCAATTCCTGTTCTATGCCATCTTTAACCGCAGTCAGTTCAATGATGACACCTATATCAAGGCGATTCATTCCCTGTGTAACCGAGTGGCGAAGTTCTACAAGGTCAAGTATCGCCCATCGGTTCTTGGCAAGCCGACAGCCGATGATGTCAATGCCCTGATTGCAGAACTGAATGACAAACTGGGTCTGAGCCAAGAGCCAATCGACAAGGAAGACGCCCATGTTTCCGAGCTTGCCAACCAGCTTGCCGAGGTTTCTGAACAAACGGAATCCGAAGAAGTTCAGGAGAAATTGCAATGAGCCGGAAAATCGACATAAATGACTTGTCGGAATTCATTGACCCTGCCGTGACGCAGGGTATGGATTCTACAGAGTTCCTGAGACATCTCATTCTGGATACGCTCCATGACAATGTTTGTCAGGTGACATTCACCAAAGAAGATGGAACCGAACGTATCATGTTATGCAGTCTACTGGAAGACAAGATACCCGAAGACAAGGTTCCAAAGGGAATCCAGAAAATTGCCAATCTTGAAGTTATCAGGGCATTTGACCTCGAAAAGAATGGCTGGCGAAGTTTCAGGGTAGATTCGGTCAAAACTGTCGAGTTCTGACACAAAAAAGATGCCGGATTCCTGCAATGGGCATCCGGCTTTTGCATAAATACCCATAACACCCCAAAAGGAGGTAGTTATGGAACCGAAATCAAACATCATCGTTTTTCCTACCACCCATGTCAATACAGGAAGTGTTGTTGCACCACCGGACTTCAGACAAAGACAAGTCACCGAATTCATTGCCATGTTCCTTCAGGAATTCAACAATGAATTGATTACCAACATTGCCCTTAACGGTTTTGATGTTGACCATCCCTCCTATGTCACCAATATGGCAGTCATCACCCGATTGATTGAGGTCATGCTATATCAATGCAGTGATGTTCCACATGCACTTGATGATGTTCTCAATGCCATTGTTTCTGCATTTGATAAAAAGGGTGAAGAAGACAGCGACGATAAATAATCAAAACATTATGGAGTAATTATGCCAACCTACGAATATCAATGTGATAAGTGCCAGACTTATTTCACTGCATTACTGAAACTTTCGGAAAGAACCAAGCCGACAGAAGAACCTTGTGAGGAATGTGGAACCGAGCATTCGGTCAAGCAGGTCATCACCTGTGTTCCGCCATGGATTGACCCAGTTCGTTTGGGTAGAGCCAAAGCACCAAGCGACTTTAGGCAAGTGTTAAAAGGAATGAAGAATTTTTACAAAGGTTCAACCATCAAAGAGGATATCAATTAATCCATGTCCAGAAAAAAAAGCGCACCGTTAAAAGAACATTACAAAAAAGTTCAACCAATAACAAAAAATCAGGAGGCGGCTTTTACATCATACAAAGAGGGTTATAATCTGGTTCTGTCTGGATATGCCGGAACCGGAAAAACCTATATCGCCATGGCAATGGCATTTGAGGCACTGTTCGATAACAGTTCGATAGACAATATTATCATTGTCAGGAGTGCCGTACCAACACAAGACTTGGGTCACCTCCCTGGGACTTTCGAAGAAAAGATTGCACCCTATGAAGAACCCTATGAATCAATCTGTTCGGATTTGTTCAAGGTCAAGGGTGTATATGACCACATGAAGGAGCTTGGCTATATCACCTTCATGCCAGTCTCGTTTATTCGTGGTCTCACCTTTGACAACTCAATCATTGTGGTAGACGAGTTTCAAAATTGCAATTTTCACGCTTTGGATTCCGTTATTACCCGTGTCGGCAACAATTCGCGCATCATCTTCTCTGGGGATTCAACCCAATCCGACCTGAAAAAGACCAACGAAAAACATGATGTCATTGATTTTACTAACATTCTTGATACGATGCCTCAATTCAGGCACATCCAGTTTGGAGAAAATGACATCGTGCGTAGCGAATTGGTGAAAGACTATATAATAAGGAAACATAAAGCCGGAAAATAGCCATGCAAGAGTTCAACGACTTCAATCTATTACAAGAGGGGATTTCGCCCCTCTTGTTCCATATTACGAGCATAAAAAGCCTCTACGAAATGCTGAGTGGAGACAGGCTTTTCTTGCGCCCGTTGCTGAGGTCAATGGCAGACACTGTGGCTGACCCGTCAGGAATCTCGTCTACCGGAAAGGGTAAGGTTGAAAAGCTGTTCTTCCTGTCTACTGCAAGAACCATGCATAGCCAGTACATCGACAGTTCATTCGACCGCTCCCGTGCCCATGTGGTTCTGGAACTGGATGGCAGGCTTCTGTCTACCCGTTATTCCGGCAATCCCCTGGACTATTGGGGAAAAGACTTCCGCAACATGCTCAGTGGCAAGTATGAACAGGAAGACAGGATTTACCATACAGAACCCTATATCCCAAATGCCACAAAGTATATCAAGGCAATTCATATCCACATGCCCCAGACATACATTGACAAGCAGCTAAAAGAAAACGATAACATGAAGAAATTCATATCGGGTTCATTGCTTGTCGCCAAGAGAAAGGGCGTACCTGTACACTTCTACAATGACAAGGCAACCTTCTTTTCGAGAAGGAATCCGGTCAACTTTGACGTGTCGGCACTGAAAAGAACCGTTGAACCCTTCTCAAGTTCGATATACCGAGAAGACAGGAATAACACAGTTCTTGTGGCGAGGGGTCTTGCCCGATTCATGACCGAGGTCGAGGATGTCAAGACCATGGACAAGGTTCTGGATGAACCCACAAAGAAATGGCTCAGGAACAACATGTTCAAGACAAGGGGGGATTTGGGTCAAACCGTACAAATCCTGTTCAACGACTTGTCGGATGTCTCAATTTCTACTGACGCCAGCCGAGATGCTGCAAAGCAGTTGGCAAAGGTCATGAGTAAGTATCACATGAGAAGCCCTTCTGATTTTGGGGAACTTATCATTAACAAATACATTAAACTAACCAGAGGCATATAATATGAAATATGAACCTAATGCATTGGTACACGCACTGGCACCTAACTTCAAGATGTTTGAAATCGCCAAATCTTCAACCGCCACCCGTTATGGAATAGAGAATACCCCATCACCGGAAGTGGTAGACAATGCCATAGAGCTGGCTGTAAACTGTCTTCAACCCATTCGCAAACAGTTTGGCGCGGTTCATGTGGAATCGTGGTATCGTTGCGAAGAACTGGAAAAAATCATTGCCAAGTCAGGTTTTGAATCGTGGTGCAAGAAGAATGGTCGAAATGTGACCGACCCCAAGTCATGGGATGATTATTTTGCGGTCAAGTCTCACCCGAAAGGTGAGGCGGCTGACATTGAAGTGGGTGGATTGTCCAATGATGTTCTGTTCGAATGGTGCAAGAAGAACCTGAAATATGACCAATTGATTCGCGAATTCCCGAAAGCTGGTGACCCTATGTCCGGCTGGGTTCATATTTCCTACCGCAAGGGCAACAACAGGCAAATGGCTTTCACGATTGGATAAATACAGGATAGCCAAACGGAATATAAGCCATGCAAACACTAACAGAAGGGTTCAGCGTACAAGACGTTCTGGACAGACTTGAAATCATGAAGGATGTTCTTCCTATCGTCAGGAAAGAAGTTCTTTTATCATTCGACAACACGGCTGATAAGGTCTCCGCCTCCAACATAAACACAGTCTTTGATGCACTGGAAAGGTTCACGGGTCAATTGGAAAAGGGTGTCAAAGGCAAGAAAGCCCTTGATGACAAAGACAAGAAAGCCATCAAGAACTATGTATTCATCTACAATGATGTCGGCAATAAGGTCAATTCACTTCTGAATGCAAAGAAAGCCAAACGTAGCCACAACCTGAAAGTAGGGTTCGACATGATGAATCATGCTGTCAGGGTTATATCACAGGCTTGAATCATGCAATCATTTATCCAACACACACAACTCGATGAAGCCCTTTCAAAGGTCACTTATGAGCAATATACCGCCATCATGGAAGGAAGGCTTGATGAAGGCATTATTGATTTTGCCGTTGGTCTGAAGAAAGACATAGCCAAGGTGTTTGCTGAATTTAAGGATGAAATCCAGAAACTGATTCAGGAATTTGGTGATGAAGCCAAGGATATTGCCAAGGGATTTGCCACCAAGAAGATGTTCTACATTTTCAGGGCATTCAAGTTCAGTGTGAAAGCCATGACAGCTATCTTGGTGAAGGTTGCCGGTCTGTGGAGAGAAAGCCTTGGTGCCATATTCGAGGAAATGGCAAAGAGTGGTATCATGAAAAAAATACAAAGTGGTGCCATGAAGATTGACGAGGTTCTTGCCAAGTACCCCATCCTGAAAAAAATAAGTGGTCCACTGGTTGCCGGTCTACTGATTTATATCTGGCTGAACATGTCATTTATTGGCGACCCGCAATATGACCTTGACTTCATGTCTGTGTTCGGTGCGCTTGGTGGAAATTTTTCACTGGCTGACCTGTTCACTGGAAAATCCGGATTGATGTTGATTACATTGTTTAGTACAGGCGGATTTATATCTGCACCATGGTTGGGCAATACTGCTGCAAATATTGTGTTGGCATTGATGTATACCGCACTTACTGCCTACAAGAAAAATCATCCGGTGGCTGTAAGGCTACGCAACAAACTGAAAATGGTGAGGGTGAGAGCATGAAAAATTTTTCTGATATGTCAAAGGTCATTACCGAAAAGCGTTCACATTCTGATGTGAACCAGAGAACGTCTTTGTCGCATGAGTTTATGAAGGTCATCGATAACAACAATATCTATATTCACTTTTCAAACAAGAACATTATTGGTGTTACAGCTAACCCTGATTACAATACACCTGCCGGTGTCTATGCATGGCAGTTGAATTCCTACAAGAAGGAAATAAAAGACAGGATTGCCGATAGTGTACATGATGCAAATAAAACGCTACAAAGAATTGATTCTGGTGAGTATGTTATCGATTCCCTTCCTGCAAAAATAGCATTCGAAAACACCAAACGAACTGCTGCCGGTCATGACATCTCGGTAAACATCGTGTTCCCTTACAGAGGCGATGCCAAATTTGTTCACATACTGGAAGCCAAGTCTGGTCTGAGGTGGTTTAGGTTAGGAAGTTCAGAGAGACTTTCTAGGCAGGAATTCTATAAAAACATGGAGATTCTTGAAACCTTCATACTGAATAATCCAACATATTCAAGCCTGTTCACTGTGGGTGACATGTCAGACTTTGTGGATTTTCTTGAATCGTCCGAAAATGAACTAGACCACTACAATAACTTCTTTGCAAAAACTTATTACAATATGAGTATGGTCAGGAAAGAGGTTGACCGTGGCGCAGATGAAGCCAAGAGATGGTATTTGAGGCTGAATTATTTTGGTGCATTTGCTACATACAATCCATTTTCAAACAGAAGCATATTACTCTACTCACTGATTAATAGAATGAACAATTTTCTTCCTGAAGGCAGACAGGCTAACATGAAGAATGTGATTTTCAGGGAGATGGGTTATGATGCCATCCGTGATGATGGTTCAGGCGTTATATTCAATTGGGATGAACGCCATCAAGTTGTGTTCCTACACTCAGGCGCGTACAAGGTAAAAACCATGCTTCCCAATACCGACATTTCAAGAAGCGAGAGGCATGAGTTATTTGGAAGGGGCAAGTCGAGACCAAAAGGCGAAAAGGGTTCTGGTGTAGGAGTAATTAATAAACCATGAAAAAATTTTCCGAAGTATCAAAAGAACTGAATGAGAAACGTGCCCATGCCGACATGAATCCCAAGGAAAGTGTTGTCAAGTATTTGCTGGACAATCTGAATAACAACAACGTTTACATTCACTTCTCGAATATCGAAAAGGTAGGAATCAATCCAAACACAAAATGGGCAACACCCATTGGTGTCTATGGATGGCAGTTGAACTACTACAAGAAAAAACTCATTCAGAATGTCGAAGACGTTAAAAATATTGCTGTCGATTTTTTCAAGGAATATAAACTGACACCCAATTCAACACAGGCTGAGGTTGAAGCAAAGGGAATAGACTGGAAGAACTTTGTCTCTGCCGTGGGAATGTTGAATGGCACTTCTGGGGTTAAACTGGCTCGCGTATTTCCCTTCATGACTGAAGCAAAGTATATGCACGTTATCGAAGCCAAGTCAGGTCTCAAGTGGTTAAGGATTGGTGATTCAAGAACCAGTGATAAGGAAGTTATGGATGGAGTGAAGATATTGGAAATGTTCATCCTTAAAGAAAGTGACAAGACAGTAGAAAACATGACTGGTCATAAGCTGGATGGCAGTTCAAACTATATGCGACTATTCAGGGAATCTGACTTTCCCGCACTCAAAAAGTGGTTCGGCTTATCTGAAGAAAAAATCAAAACAACTCTTGAAAGGCTACAGAATAATCCGAATCCAGCCGAAATGAAGCCTTGGCTTGCCAGAGCCATAATCACTGATGTGATGGCACTACATACAACGAAAGATGGAAATGCCAAGTTCCTGTTTCAGTTGGTCAATGACATTTCAATGAATTTGGTAAAATCTCGCTTGCAGGCAGGCATCATGAAAACGACCATATACAGGGCTATGGGTTACGATGCTATCCGCGATGATGGTACTGGTACATTCTATAGCATGAATGAGCCTGCCCAAGTGGTATTCCTGCACCCGAATGCCTACACGGTCAGGAAGACACTAAATAATGATTCGGTTGAGAGAGAAAAGCGTAAAGCCCTTTTCGGTTTCGATTCCCAGACAAAAGCAGATTCATTTAAAAAAGCAAAATTCGAAAGCAGTTGGTAAGTAATGAAAAAGTTTTCAGAACTCACAAAGGTATTATCAGAGAAACGTGCCCATGCCGACATGAATGAAAAGGAATGGGTTGCCAAATATCTGATGGATAACATCAACAACAATAACCTGTACCTTCACTTCTCGAACATCAACAAGGTCGGCATCAAGCCAAGAAACGAATGGGATACGCCTCAAGGTGTCTATGGATGGCAGTTGAATGCATACAAGAAAACCATCAAGAAAATAGTCAGTGACGTGTCTGCTGATGCAAAGCAGACTATGGGTCAAAAAACCTACTTTGATACCATGAATGACAAGGAGAAATACCTAACAACACAAAGAGCCAAGGGCGATGGAAGCGGAGTTTTTCTTACTGGTGTATTTCCATTCAGGGATGATTCCACCTACCTTCATGTGATTGAAGCCAAGTCTGGTCTCAGGTGGCTGAAACTTCATGGTGGAAACCACACACTTGATGACTTTCTGGACATCCTGAATGCCATCGAGATATATTGGTCACATAACGCAGACACTATGGGTTACATGAGAAGGGAAATGAATGCAGACAGAACTCCTGTTTATAAATTCACCCAAGAACAAATTTCCATGATGAAAAGGTACTACCAGCTTGACGACAGCGAAATACAGAAGGTCATTGAAAAGTTATATGACGAATACAAGACAAACAAACAAAGCCAGCTTTCTACTATATGGTATTTCAGAAAAGAGTATATAATGTATTACATCTATAGCTATATGAATCGAGGTAATGCTTTTTCTGTTGGTGCTTATATGCTACTCAAAATTGTTTGCAAAAAGCTATCAAGAAATGACGCACAGGTTGCCATTTCGATGAATGCCATCCTACGCGCCGCCGGTTTTGATGCGGTTCGTGATGATGGTGAAGGAATCCTGTTCAATGATGACGAGAGTAATCAGGTTGTGTTCCTACACGCAGGCGCGTACACGGTCAAGAAAACTTTGCTCAATACGTCACTGCCCCGTAGCACCAGAGCCAAAGTGTTTGGTAAGGGAGCATAATATGCAATTCAAAGAATTCCCCAACCTTATGGAAAAACGCGCACACAGTGAACTCAATCCAAAAGATTGGGTGGCAAAGAATATCATGGATGTCATTGACAACAACAATATCTATATCCATTTTGGAAACATTGAAAAAGTTGGTATTGACCCAGTAACACAATGGGAAACTCCAAATGGTGTCTATGCATGGCAGTTGAACGCATACAAGAAAAAGATAAAGGAAAGGGTTGCGGATTATAAGAATGCTGCCATAAAAACTCTTGGTGGATATGGTTTAAGTGAAAAATCCACTACTGCCGAAATTATGGCAGTATTGAAACAGGTTCCTGAAAACAATAGGGTTCTTGTTAATGCGCTGAATACTATCAGGGGGGATGGTACGGGTGTTAGTATAATGAACATCTTTCCATTCAGGGATGATTCCAAATATGTGCATATACTCGAAGCCAAGTCCGGCTTGAAGTGGCTGAAACTGTATAAGGGAAATGCTTCGATGGCTGACCTTAAACATGCCTGCGAAACACTTGAAATGTATCTGTTGAATTCAAACAAAGACATTTCCAAGGTAATTTCGTTTGACGTGTTTTCAGTTCTATCTGACGATAAAGAGGTTTTTGGCAAGAAGGTTTCATTTGACCAAAATGAAATGTCTTGGGTAAAAATGATTTATGGTATTGATAATAAACATATCAAGGCAGTATTGAACACAATTGATAAAGGAAATGATTCAAAACTTGAGAGACTGTGGTATGTCAGGAAGCTGGTTGTCAATGTTGCCGAATATGTTGGTTATGACAGAAGCAATATCAATAAGGTGATTTACCATATTGTTGAAAGGGTTGCGCGTAGACTTGATACCAATGACGCAAAGAGAGCCGCGATTAAAACGGTTCTGTTCAGAGCTATGGGATATGATGCCATCCGTGATGATGGTGGAGGCATTCTTTATAATTCTGGTGAACCATCACAGGTCGTGTTCCTAACACCCAATTCATATATCGTCAAGAAGACGATGAACAATGATTCGTTGTCTAGGCTGAAACGTCAGGAGTGGTTCGGCTATGATAGCCAGACCGGACAAGATTCTACCCAGAAGTTTGAGAACTCCCATGTGACGACAGCAAAGCTGGGTAAACCAGTGAAGGCATTCCAGTAAAGATTAACAAAATTTAATGTTTGTTTGGGTGGATAAAACAGGTATATAGGCTATAATATCATTGTGAGTTGTCTTTTTAGTGAGTTTGAAAAATGAGTAAAATCCTGATTATCGCTCTCCATGGCAAGAATAGCCATCCCAACAAGTCTGCCACCATCAAGGCTATTCGAGAACGATTCTCAAATGAGAACGAGTTTCGTATTCTTGCCCCTGCCTATGACTCCACAAAGCGTTTTGGGGAGCTTGTCGAATACTTTGACCTGTTGCTGCCCCGACTGAATAAAATCGCTGAAAAGCACGAAATTGTGGCTGTGGTGGGCACTTCCTTGGGTGGTTTCTGGGCACGTTACATTGCGTCTAAAATCACTGGTGCCGGTTGGATTGGTCTGAACCCCAGTATGTTATTCTATGGTATTGGTGTGATTGGTTGTGGTTTTGGTGAAAACCCTAATACTCCCAAAAGACTGATTATTGCCGGTGATGATGATGTAGTCGACCCCAATGTGGCTGTCGACATGTTCCGTGGTGATGCCCACATAACCGTGATTGATGGCGGTCACCGTTTCACCGAGAATCTTGGCACCGTCTTGGCTCTTGTCGAGAAATCAATATATACCCTTCACGATTAACCGAGAGACTTTATTATGCCCGAAGTGAGAGTAGGCTACTGCAAAAAACATTACTTGGTCTTTAACAAGGATAACAAGAAATTCCATTTGGTTCATGAAGATGGTTCAAATAAGATTGAGCTGAAATCACATGATATGTTTCATGCCAGACAAGAAATGAACAAAATCCTGTTACCAATAACTAACTGATAGGTAATTTATTATGAAGACAAGTGATTATGATGATGTTATCAAAAACAAGCCAAGATATTCCGCCATATTCAAGGTAAGCAAGGTTCCTAATTGGGCAGCTAACCATTACTTACAAAACAATGAATGAGGTGACAAAATGCCTAAAGTGAAATTTTATGTTCTGCAAGACACAAAATCCGGTTCATTTTTTGGGCGCACTGTACCGTCAGAAAAAATCAGGCGCTATGCAAAAGACCTTTCTGATGAACCGGAGTTTTTCCATTCGGTCAAAAGCGCAAAGCAGTGTGCCAGAATAAACGAAAAGACATCATACCATCCAAATGGATACTGCAATGGTTTTGACCCCTATACGCCTGACTTCAAGGTCATGGAAATCGAAGCCGACTTGTCTTCCTCACTGAAATATATTCCATAACCAATAAATACCGGAAAGCCTAACGCAATCCGGTATTCTCACATGAAGCAATTCAAAGAACTCAGGCAGGAAGCCGACCAACACAAGAACCTGACAGAATCCTTCAAGAACCTGTTCGACAAGGATTCCGAAGAACGCAAGAAATATGCTGGCGAAGTCTGGAACATCCTGCAAACATCCTACGCCAAGATAGGTGGCATCAAGGGAAACGGTTTCAGGTCGATTGATGACATGATAGCCAGCATACCCTTCTGGAAGCTATCCATCCGCAATGGCATCGTGACAGCCGTGGCAATGTACAAAGACACCAATGGAAGGAAGCGTGTCGCCATAGGAACCAATGGAACCCCGCAGGGCAAGTCTGATATAGCCAATATCCTAGTGGCTGATATGCGTCAATACAGAGCCTATGCCGAAGTATCCGATGCATCCCTGAAGTTCATCAAGAAGCAGTTTTCTGAACAGGAAATGGCAAAGTATTTCGTGCCAGTCGAGGTTGTCCAGAAGAAGGTTTTCCCTTATGAAGAAATCCGACCAGTTGACAAATTCAGCTACATGAGAAACATTGGTGGCGAATGGAAAGAGAAGGTCATGATTGGCAATGTCAATGCCCCAAGAATCCAGTAACACTTTGGACTGGATTTTTTGATTGCTGATGGCTATACTCTCGGTGTAGCCTTTTGAAATATAACTTCAAGTCTTCTTTAAGACTTTATAGAATATGAATAACTATTGTTGGTGAATTGTTTATGTCTTCATTCCAGAACCTGAAATCGAAAAAATTCCATCATGACGACAGTTTTGTCTTTGAGTCATTGGATAAAACCACTGACGAAGATGGAACCCGCTTCTATTGTACACCAACAGGCGAAAAATATGTCTCAATGACAACTGCACTGAAGTGGATGTCAGAGAAAGGTATCCGCGACTGGAAGAAAAAGGTCGGCGAGGAAGAAGCCAAGAAGGTTTCTGAACATGCGACCTACAAGGGCAATGGTCTCCACATGATGTGCGAGAACTACCTGAATAATGAATCAATTCGTAATCATACCGAAAGGTTCATTCCACATAAGTTTGCCTTTACCCAAATCAAGCCATTGTTGAACCGAATAGACAATGTGATTGCCATCGAAAAGCCTCTCTATTCCCACAAGTACAAGTTGGCAGGTCAGGTTGACTGTATTGCAGAATTTGATGGTGTTCTGTCTGTTATTGACTTCAAGTCTACCGGAAAGCCAAAGAAGAAAGAATGGATTACATCCTACTTCATCCAAGAGACTGGCTATGCCAAGATGTTCGAAGAAATGTTTTCTATAGAGATTCCCCAGATTGTGACCATCATGGCAAATATCAATGACCACAAGCCGCAACTGTTTATTGAGCCTCGTGCCGAGTGGGATGAAGCATTCGATGTGGCTATCGACCATTACTACACAAAGGTACATAAGTAATGGATTGGATTAATATTCTCATTGTTGTTTTTGGTTTGCCTGCTATCTGGATGGCAAACTTTCCCGAAGGTCACGGATTAAAGAGGTGGGCACCAGTCTTTGGTTTGGCTGGTCAACCTTTCTGGTTCTATGTGACATTCGTTGGTTCACAATGGGGAGCCTTTGCCATGACTGTGATATATACCACTGCATGGGCATATGGATTTTATAATCACTGGATTAAGGGGTGAATAATGGGAACCAATTATTATGCGAGAGAGTTATGACAGATGAAATTATAAAGGCGATGTTTAGCAAACCAAAACAGCCGCCAGTTTTTGAAGTTGGGCAGACTGTAAGAGTGGTCTCAAGAATTGATGTGAACATGCCTGAAGAATTGAATTACTGGCTAAATGCTAAGTGCAAAGTATTGAGCATTGTTCCTCGTGGGTTTGGTTGCCGTGAATGGTGCTATGAGTTGCTGCACGAAAACGGCAGGCGGTGCGAGTTCAAGATTGAAGAATTAGATTTGCGATATAGAAAGCGTAAGTTCGCATAACACTGGATTAAGGGGTGAATAATGGGAACCAATTATTACTTTCATGAACAACCAGACTGCGAATGTTGCGGAAGACCCTTCGAGGAAATCCATATCGGCAAGAGTTCGGGCGGCTGGTGCTTTTCGCTGCATGTCATACCAGAAATGGGAATCAACACATTGGCAGATTGGGAAAAACTCTGGACTAAAGAAGGCTCGTATATCAAAGACGAATATGGTCGTATTATTTCCATAGAAAACATGCGAGAAATCATAACCGAAAGGCGATGGCGCGGGGAATTTCCCCAAAGGCACCAGATTGATGGAATACATTGCATCGGTCATGGTGATGGAACATGGGATTATGTTTTGGGGGAGTTTTCCTAATCATGTATCAACCAAGCGAATCCCTTTTCAAGAAGGTCATGCAGTTCACTTCCGAAGTCAGGAAACTTGACCCATCCTGTGTGGTGAAGGTTCACCAGACCGATGTGGACTGCGTTATATCCTGCTATTCGCTAAAGTATAACCAGTCAACTCAGTATGCTGTGTGGGATGTTTATCATGCCGGAAAAGCTACCGGAAAACATGAAGGTGCCACAATAGGCAAGTTTAGAATTAATTGAGGTCATTATGCCACAAAAAGTGTTATGTGAAATTCGCAGATGTCGATGGGTCGGAGAATGGCATCAAATGTTGACCGCACCAAATCCGTTTGATGAAGGTGACATTCTGTATGCCTGCCCAAACTGTAAGGAGATTGGTAGTGTCGTTGTGTGTTGTGATGAACCAGACTGCAACCAGCCAGCCAATTGTGGAACGCCAACAAAAGTAGATGGTCAGGCAGTATACAGAAATACTTGCAGCAAACACAGACCAAAGGATAAAACATGATTATTGAAATATACAGGGTTGGAATGTTAGGAATAGCCAGAGACGAATTAATCCGCGTCTATGACGAATATCCTGTTGCTGCATTACATGTTGGTGACCAAATGATTGTGTGGGATGGATATGAAAATACCTACATTGGCACAATCGAATCCAAAATACATGACCTGACAAAAAACAAGGTCAAGATATATCTGCGCGGTATGTCGAAATACACTCCACCAAAAGGTGAATATGATGACGAAGAAGATTCCGGTTGGTACTGATATAAAGACCCCACAGAACTTGGTTGATGCTATCTGGCTGGATGCCGAAGGGCTTTTCGTGAACCTGAATGTGGTCGATGGCAAATTGACAGATTCTGCCCAGATACATATTGAAAGGATATTTGAGGCACTGGATGAATTTGCAATTAACAATGGCTTAAACCGACCTATCCCTTTTGGAACCAGTGATAAACGAGGCGGTTGTTTTATGCCAAGAAAATACTTTGGGGTTGAATACAATGACAGACACAAAAAAACCTACCTTTCCGAAGCTGCTGAATAAGCTAACAGGTAACTATTGGGATGGCAAGACTTTTGATGACGCCATCATAAAAGACCTGATATTTCCTAACTCATTGTCTAGGAACAGGCATTTCGATTCTATCTGGCATCCTGTCATAATGGACTACATTTCATTTGACAATCGTGTCTGGCATCCTGTAGAATAAACGAAAATCAGAGGGCTAATGTATGGCAAAGGTTATCATTGCTGGTGGTCGTGACTTCAATAGCATGAAAGTTCTTGAAGCCACAATGAAATATGTGATGGCACCTGATGGTGAAAATATTCAGGTTGATGAAGTCATTACTGGTTGTGCCGTTGGTGCCGATACGCTTGGCATGAAATGGGCAGAAGCCAATGGAATACCTGTGACCAAGATGCCAGCCTCTTGGAAGGAACATGGCAAGAAAGCTGGTATCATGAGAAACCTGCAAATGGCTCATGAGGGCGATGTTCTTGTCGCTTTCTGGGATACAAAATCGAAGGGAACTGGTCACATGATAAGCATTGCCCAGAAGAAGGGATTGAAGGTTATTGTGAGACAATACAACCTGCCGGAAAAGGCAAGGTGCATGGGTGTTTGATGTACAAGCCATATTTCATGAAGGATGTGCATGACGCATCCGCACAAAACAAATTCACTGTCATATCGACATTCGCTGGTGGGGGAGGTTCCTCTACCGGCTATCGTCTTGCTGGCGGAAAACTGCTGTGTGTGAATGAATTTGTGCCAGAAGCCATTGCCACCTATCATGCCAACTATCCAGACACACCAATACTGTCAGGCGATTTTAGGGAACTGAAAGCCGAAGACTTCCTGAATGCTGCTGGCATATCAGTAGGTGAGCTTGACATCCTTGACGGTTCGCCTCCCTGCATGGCATTCACAGAGAACAATGGTGGAGGCTACAAGCAATGGGGAAAAGACAAGAACTACAGTGATGTGACACTGACCAATGCCGAAGACCTTTTCTTTGACTTCCTTGCCATGGCAGACCAACTGAAACCGAAGGTTATCATTGCCGAGAATGTCAGGGGCATAGGCAAGAGCCAACACAAGCATTACTTCAACCGTATCCTGAACACCATGTCAGACATCGGCTATGTGCCGACAGCCAAGATGCTGGATGCATCTTACTTTGGTGTTCCACAATCAAGGCTGAGGTATTTCTTTGTCGGTATTCGAAAAGACATCGCTGCCGAGAAAGGCATCAACCGAATGAACATTGCCAAGAGGGTCTACCCGAAAGAGAATGACACCCAGACTGTTGTTGGTGATGCGATTCGAGACCTGATGACAGACCCGCAGAATATCCTTGATGGTGAATACCTTGAATCCAAGATGAAAACCATGTCGAAGTATGAGTGGGTCAAGCAATTCAAGGGTGACAAGGTTGACAGACCAATAAAGATGTCTGAGATACACCCGAAAGGAAGTTTCTGGAACACAACAAGACTGTTATGGAACTATCCTTGCTGGACAATCACCCAGACAGGATTGACCGAAGGATTGCAGACACATCTTCATCCAGAATATGACCGTGGCATTACCTTGATGGAATCCAAGCGAATTATGAGCCTGCCTGATGACTATATCCTGACAGGCAAGCTGAACCAGCAATATGAAAGGGTTGGCAGGATGGTTGCCCCACTGCAAATGAAAGCCTTGGCTGAAAACATTTATGAGAAGGTGTTGAAATGAGATTTACTTTTGCCAATGAACCCGAAGGATTCGATGTACATATCAACAATTCGATTCGAGGCTATAGCGAACTCTGGACAGATGTTGTAAAGATGTCTGACTATTTCGTCTCTGAGGAATCGTTAATAATTGACATCGGATGTTCGACAGGCAAGATGCTGGTTGCCATGGCTGAAAGGGCACATGACAAAAATCTTGACCCAGTACATTGTTTGGGATTTGAGGTTGAAGAAGACTTCAGGCAACCGCTTGCAGATAATTTCCTGAATTCGACAATCAATACTTCTGATGCGGTAACACTTGGGGTGAAGATGGAAGATATTGCCAATTTTGATTTTAGCAAATTGCCCTATGGCATATCCTATGCCACTTCCATATTTACCTTGCAGTTCATCCAGAAGGAAAAACGCCAGAAGATTATCAGAGAAATCTACAATAACATGAAAGTCGGTGGTGCCTTTGTCTTTGCTGAAAAGGTCTATTCACCTAACGCCCAATTGCAGGATGTGATGACCTTCATGCATTATGACCATAAGTCAAAGAACTTTTCTGCTGAAGAAATACTAAATAAGGAAAGAACCCTGAGAAATATGCTGAGACCCAACACCCGTGAAGAATTGGAAGACATGATTGGAAAGGCAGGTTTCACATCGGTTCAACCATTCTGGCAGAACTATAATTTTGTCGGGTATATCTGCATAAAGACCTGACAAGGGAAAAAACCAATGAAAACAGTATTGTCAATAGATGGCGGTGGAATAAAAGGAATAATCGCTGCATTGGCATTGGAAGAAATTGAGAGGCAAATAGGAAAGCCCATTTCAGACTGCTTCGACCTTATATGTGGAGTAAGCACAGGCGGAATCATTGCCTCAATACTGACCATACCTGATGACGACGGAAGACCAAAATATAAAGCCAGTGATGTCGTCAAGTTTTACAGGGAAGAGGGAAGGAGAATATTCAGGAAGCGTTCGAAAATCCCGTTCTACTATCTGTTCAAATCAAAATATCGCCATTCGAGACTGAAGGATGCAATCCGTTCAAGGATAGGTGACCTTCCATTCAATCACCTGACAAACAGGGTCATGATACCCTGCTATGACCTGATAGAGAGAAGACCCTATTTCTTCAAGAACTGGTATCCTGATATTATTAATGTGGCTACATACCAAGTAGCGACAGCCACTTCAAGTGCCCCAACCTACTTTGACCCACAGATATGCAACATGGGAAATGGTTCCACTAGGAAACTTCTTGTTGATGGTTCTGTTGCTGTCAATAACCCAACCGCCTGCGCGTATGCGGAAGCCAAGCGTCTCTGGGGCAATGAAGAGATTTTTGTGGTGTCAATAGGAACCGGTGACGTGACAGACCCTATCGAGAATCAGAAGAGGTGGGGATTCCTTAATTGGTATCCAGAAGTCATTGAGGTTCTTGTTGATGCCCCAACCAATACAGTAGACTATCAATTGAGGAACATGATACCAAGACACTATGTCAGGTTCCAGAACAAGATAAACTACTCTTCCGAAAAACTGGATGATGTGTCATTCAGGAACATAAGAAGGCTATTGACTGAAGGGAAGTCCTTTGTGGAATCGGATTACCACAAATACACTTTCACCATCACTGCACTAAAAAAACGATTGAAGGAAAAGACTGATGAAAAGGTTTAGTCTATTGATTGTTATGTGTTGCTCCCTGACTGGCTGTGGAATATTTCCGGAAGAAGCCAGTGGAGAAGTTCATGATGTCTGTATCGTTGGATATAAATACAGGGTAAATATCTATCCCAACATGAAGGTCATATCATCGGCAAGACCCATCGTGGATAGTTATGGTAACATGATAACCTGCGTTACCAACTGGACTGATTAATGGTTGACAATGACATGGAATTCAGTAGAATAGTCAGAAACCTAATCAAAAATAACATGAGAGACCATATTATGTTTTCTGTGGTAGAACCCATAAGCGACCATGCTCAAATGACGAAAAATATCATTCTTGAAAAATTCCCAAGCCAACAACAGTTCTCGTTGATGATAGAGGATATGGCTAAGGAACTCAACCAAACCTATGTAGACACAATAGTCTACTATTGTGAGAAGAATGAAATCGACATTGAATCCGTATCAAAACTTATCAATCCCACGCTCAAAGACAAGATTCAGATTGAATATGAAAATCTGAACATGCTCCCCAAGAAACCCAAACTGAAAAAACACTGACATCATGTTTTTAAATGAGTCCGAAGGCTTCGAAGCCTATAAGACATACCTTGCCATAAAGCAACACTTTACCAAAGAATCTTATGACTTCTTCAAGTACGATGGTAAGGTCAGGGCGAAGAAAGATACCTTCAAGAAGCGCAATGACAAGTATTTTTTTTCCAAGCTGAACAGGAACTATTCGGGCGATGACCTGATATGGTTTCTCGTTGCAAACTTTATTACTGGTCAGGATGTGTGGATTGGTAATCTGGTAAACCAACCAGAGTACCATTCAAATTACATCAAGACCAAGCGAACGATTGAAAGCCTCGAATACACTTTCGGGAAAGACTTGCAGACACTGGTAGACCTATGTGATAACCAATTGGACTTCAACAGGATGTTCAAGGTGGTTGACAACAAGCATCCTGCTATAGTGAAATTCGTGCTTCAGAACAAGATACAGATTGAAACCTTTATCCTTATGGATTGTGTTATAGGCTGTATCGACAGAATTGATGCTGTTTTGGATGAACCATATATATGGGGTAATCTGAAAAAGCGATGCAGAAAGTATAAACCCTTTCTGATTGATGATGAAGATATTCCTAAATTCGGGAAAATCATGAAAGACGTTGTTATGCAGATTGCGAATACAACTACCTAAAACAAGCTATACAACAAACTATACAACCGGAGAAAACTATGAGTAACTCATTCAAAGACTTCAAGAAAAACCGCACCAAGAATGCCGAGGCAGTAAAAAGCGCGATGACCGAATCTGATTCGAAAGATGAAAGGTTCTGGAAGGCGACAGTCGATAAGGCAGGTAACGGTTTTGCAGTCATTCGATTCCTTCCTGCACCAGAGGGCGAAACAATGCCATTTGTTCACCTGTGGAACCATGGATTCAAGGGACCAAGCGGCAAATGGTATATCGAGAATTCCCTGTCATCACTTGGCAAAAATATTGCTGACCCAGTGTCAGAAGCAAACTCTGCCCTGTGGAACCAGAACAAGGATGAAAATTGCCCAGACAAGAAAGTTGCTCGCGAAAGGAAGCGTAACCTGAACTACTACGCCAACATCTTGGTTGTTAAAGACCCTGCTTGCCCAGACAACGAAGGCAAGGTATTCCTGTATCGTTTCGGTAAGAAAATCTACGAAAAGGTTCAGGCAAAACTCAAACCTGAGTATGAAGGCGAATCGAGCGTAACGGTTTATGATTTCTGGGAAGGTGCAAACTTCAAGCTGAAAATCAAGCAGAAGGGTGGTTTCTGGAACTATGACGATTCCGAGTTTGAACCAGTATCAGCATTGATGGATGGTGACGATGAAAAACTGGAAGCACTCTGGAAAACGGAACATAGCCTTGAGGCAATCACTGCGCCAGAAAACTTCAAGACCTATGCCGAATTGAAGAAACGCTTTATTGAGACTGTTGGTCTTGATGACAAGGCGGTTCGTTTGATGGGATGGGCTGATGCGGGTGAAGCTGCTCCTGCCAAGTCTGAGAAGACTGCACAGGCAAAGGCAATCCCAACTGCTGAGGAAGATGATATTCCATTTGATGTTGACGACGAAGATATGGATTATTTCAGCAAGGCTGCTGGCGAATCTGCTTGAGGTTTGGCAGAAAAAAGAAAGGGGCTTAATGCCCCTTTTTTTATTTTCCTGCATTTCTTCCATTTGTTCTTAGCGGAGAATAATCATTGGTTCCTGCATTATTATTGTTTTGTTGTACCGTATTTCCACCTATGATAATCGGTGCCATGAATGGCATTTGTTTTTTCTTTTCTTCTTCATCCTTGAGTTTTTGTAGGAGTGCATCAAAAACTTCGGATTGTTTTTTCTCCATCGGTGTTGGAGGAAGCGTTTTAATTGTCGTTGAGCCTCCCATTTGCACACCACTAAACTGACCAAAGTTTGGAACAACGCCCATTTTCGGTAAGTCAATTCCTAACCAATCGCTAAATTCCCCAATCTTTTCATCTAGCCATCCAAAAATAGATTCGAACATATTTCCAAGACTGTCGAACAGGAAGCCAATAACATTACCAAAGAAATTCCATGCATCTTCCATAAATGTTCCCTTGTCCATACTTACGAACATTTCACCAATACCTTCCACTATGCTCTTCCATGAACTTTTTAGCATGTTCAAGAAAGGTTCTGTGAATTCTGTTTCCGACAGGAAACTTCCTAATTCATCGGCACCAAAGAACGAAAGTATCTTGCCTATAATAAATGTTGGTAGGTCGACGAAGGCTTCCATGACCAATCCTATTGTTGATATGGCGAATTTTGCTGCACCACCAATCAAGGTAGTGACAGCAAAAGCCAATCCCTGTCTCAATTTTGATGCTATTGAATCGCCACTAAATTCCTTCATCCAGTCTGAATTCAGGTTTTCCCATGCCGCACTTAGATAACTTAGTGGACCAATTAATTTCTGGAACACCTTTCCAACAAAACCAAACAGTTTCATTATGGGTTTTATAAATCTCGATTCACCAAGACCCTTAACCCAATGCTCCAACCTATAAAAAGTATAAACAATTTCATCGAAAATTTTTTTTGCCATATTTACAAGATTGGGCAATTTCATCTTAAACATTTCTTTAAAAATGCTGCCCCAGAATTTACCGAATGCCGATAGTTCACTTCCAAAATTTTTCATAGAATTTATTGCATTTCCAATGCTTGAAGCTATTCCATTTATTTTATCGGCAACCGCACGAACCGGTTTGATATTGGATAATATTTTTCCAAATTCAGTAAACACATTTTTTGCTTTCATGTGTTTCATTTCATGTATCAGGTGACCAAGTTCTCCCCAGAATGTTCTGAAATACAATTTCATTTCATACATGGAATCCGGAACATGAAATGCTGCAATAAGCGCACCCACTGCTGTACTGAGAGCAAGCAAATTTCCAGAGAGAGCCAACAACCCACCTAACATTTTTGTAAAACCGACTTTTACAACAAAACCAGCTATTTCCGCCATATCTGCCAACCAACCAAGACCCATTGCGTCTAAAAGTTTATCTGTTTTGGTTGCTGCCCCATGACCCTTCTCGCCGCGCTTCTCCCTTAATGCTTCAAGTTCAGCATCTTTTGTTGACTTGAAATCCTTAAGAAAAGAAAGCATCCCATGAACCATGGGTTTTGTGGCGAGCGTAATACTCGGACCAATTATTTCCCATCCCTTCTTTATACTTTCTGTAGACTCTGACAGTAAAGTTTGGATTGTGGCAAGAACTGGGTTATATGAAACAAATTTTCCAATGATTCCTTTTGAAAAGAATTCCCCAACTTTAGTAACTGCCTTGGATATTTGGTCTCCCTGAGCTTTAAGGGCTTTATGCATTTCATCCCAATAACGCTGTTCGGCAGTTCTCGTATCTTCCGGCTTATTCATTTTTGTTAGAACCGAGATAGCATCCGTCATGGCTGACATTGATGCTGTCAACTGTTCAATGAGTTTTTCTCCAATTTCTGCCTTGGCTTTTTCCGCAGCGGCATCCTTTACACCCCTGGACTTTGCTACGCTGTCACTGACATTGGTTGTTGGTGGTAGAGTTGGCATATATTATTCTTCTTTTGACTCGTCTTCTTTTATTTTTGTTTTACGTTGATGTCTCTTGTCATTGAACCTGATATTGTCTCCAAACTTCATAAGTGCGGCTGTCATACCGGCAATGGGTGTCAGTAGGGCACCGATGATTGCAGCAACATCTACACCAGAGTATTTATCGGGAGGGGCAAGTGCCAGACCAAAACACCAAGAAACGCAATAGATTGTCAGGGCAATAGCAACACCAACAGCAATCCTTTCATAGAGGTCACCTTCATCTGTAATCTCAAACAGGTTTTTCAGGAAGGGTCTAATTACAGACCACAAAAAATCAAAACCGGCATTGATGAAGACCGAAGCCACATTTAATGCCGACTTAAATTTTTCAAGTTTGGTTTTTTCTTGATTCATAGTATTCCTTCTCCTTCAATAACTTGTCTTCTAACAAGCTAATGATTACTTCTCTTTCCCAAGGAATCATATCATCAAGTTCGGTCTGTCTGTAGTAATTTCCGGATACGACGAAAAAATCCATTTTCATCCTGTTCGCCAGATTATCATGACAAAGGCTTAGGAAAAAAAATCCCCGATACCCGAAAACTCTTGCACATGTACCTTTCCACATTTTGGGCAAGTGAATTGTGTTTTATGTTCAAGTTTTGGAAGGTTCTTTACATAATCCGCGAACTGCTCTATGACTGTTGCGGGAAGCGAATCAATCCAATCTCGTTGTTCATTTGCCGGAACGTCAGAAAATTTCGTGACTTCCGAATCTTTTGTTTTTTCATAAACATAATCTATACATTTACGCAGCAATTCAAACAATGCATTTGATGTAGAATCCTCAAGATGCTCCTGAATGGATGAAAGTGTGTTGATATCAGGAACACGCAGTTTCAGGAAAATATTTCCGTCTACCGATATCTCCTTCTTCAGGTTTTCAATATTGGTAACCCTTGCATCCAACAGGTTGATTGAATACTCAATCTTCTGGTTACATGTTTGTCCATCACCAATGTCATTATTGCAGGTCAATGAAAATTCAGAAATCTCACCGACAGATTTTGCTCTCAGGTTCAGGAAGAACCATTCCAAATCGACGCTGCTTAATTCATCTGTCTTGAGGTCTCCATTGGTACAGCTTTCAATGATAGACGACATGGCATTAAAGATTTGTCGGTCTTCTTTCGACTCCATTGCCATCAAAAGGATTTTTTCTTCCCTTGATACAAATGGTCTGAACTTTACTTTTTTTCCTGTCGACGGTATTGTGCATTCATATGTCGGCAGGCTTATCTTTGGTAATGACATGGTATAATCTCCATAGTATTAAATGATTAATTTTATTTCAGGAAACTGAGAATCGAATTGATTCCATTTCCTATGTGCAGCTTGTTTGCTGCATCAAGCACATTCGAATCACCTAGCTGCTCAATATCATCTTTCAATGATTTGAAATACTTGGCACCATCTGTGATGCTGCTTCCATTGTTATAGTATTTATTCACGGTCTTCTGTATTCGGTCAAGTATGTTTCCCGACTCCCCATCCGCATTCTTGTCAACATTTTGTTCCATGAGTTTTAATTCGGCATCCAGTCGTGTCTTCTGAATGGCAAGCCTGTTCTCTGATGCTTGGTCTGCCGTAACTGTTTCTTCTTCCGGAGACTTGAAAGTCTCTAAAGGAAACTCTGCCTCTTCTGCATTGAAGTCCTCAACAATCCACCAAGCATATTTGAATGATGCGTTGAATTTTGCAAGTTCCCCAGAATCGTGGTTAAGCGCAATTGCTGACGAGTTTGATGGGAATGCCCCAATCAAACGAACCGCATAAACGGTTTCCAATTGCCTGTTCAGCATCTTGATAACAATATCCCTTTTATAGTTTATGGGATAGTTGGAATTTCCTGTATTGATACTAACTGCCGTTGCCTGCCAAGCGTCGATTACCTTCTTCTCAAACATGTCGGCACCACAACGAAACTGCATTTGCACCAAATCTGAACCATAGTCGTGGGCAAATGGAACAACAAAGTTGCCAATCCTTGGGTCTATTGTTGGTAGCAACCTGTTCGGCAAGTCTACTGACTCGACATTCATAATAAGCCTTTGTGACATTTCCTTGACACCGGCTGTTTTTAGTTGTGTTCTGACTTCTTGTGAAAAGTTTGGAACTTCAAATTCAATCTGGAAACGGCATAATTGCGCGTAACCATTGGTTTTCATATTCGAAACAAATTGCTCAAACAGTTTTGTTTTTTGGCGATAGACTTCATTCTCCAAGAAATTGCCATTGGTCTGCGAAGCAATAAATTCCGCTTCGGTCAAAGGTGCTTCATTTGGGTCGTAGAGAATTTCTTCTTGTGGATTTGTTGTGTCTGCCATCTTTCGTACCTGTTATTTTGTCATGCTTCTTGACTTGTTCCATACACTGCGCTTGTGTTCCTTGACAAAACGCTCGGTAGGAAGAAACAGGGTGATTTCCCATTCATTAGATGGAACCCTGACCATATTGCTTTTTATATGAGTCCAAAGATAACGCTTCACCACTGGTTTTATTAATTTTTTTCCGGAGAAGGATTTCAATTTTCTCCATGTGATTTCAAGCCTTGTTCTACTGTCATAATTGCTATCTGTTCTCATTTTCAAAATCAGGGCATATAATATTGCCCTTTGCATTGGTGACAGATAGTGCAGGTTAATAGCCAGAAAACCCTTGGCATCCCAGTCTATGATGAACACCATCGGAAACACATCATAGTACGGAAGTGTTTTCTTGTGCTTGGGGTCATAGACGAACATGAACATCTCGCCTGCTTTTTTTGGTTTTATCCTATAGTTGATATAGTCATTCTCAATCAATCTGGCAATGCGTAATCCTCGCTTTTCATTTATTTTACGCATGTTGGTTCGAAGCCATTCCCTTGACGCTGCGGTCTGGCTTGGAATCCCGTTGCTCAATAGGGCTTGTTTGACTGTATCTACGAATCTCATGATGGTATTTATTGAACCTAGCCGAGTTCATCTTCAGTGAATATCAGGAAACCCATGTTCTTTTTTATGCAGTAGGCTTCGGCTGCTGTCCACTTGGCTTGATTGACTTCATAGGTCAGGCATTCATTCAGGTATTTTTGAGTGACCTTGCTTTTCTTCTTTGGTGGCTTGGTCTGGGCTTTTGGCTTGACTTCTATCAGGAATTCCTTGGTTCCTGTTGTGGTTTTTACCTTTATCCAGAAGTCGACAAAATATCGATGGTACTGCCCATCCTTTGGTGATATATAAGGTATGATGCATTCTTCTGATGACCATTCAAGTACACTAGGGTTCTTGTCACAATAAATCATGAACTTGAGTTCCCATGAACTGCGATAGACGATGTTTTTCCAGTCTCCCCTATACTTCATAGGGTTTCTTATGGGATACCTTCCCTTATAGGTTCCTCTGTATCCCCTGTTGAACCTTGTCTTTTTTTTCTCTTGTTCAGTAATCATACATAAATAGTTTTGTGTTTTAACGATATTTAGGTACAACTGCCATGGCAGACAATAAAACCAAAACCCAGAAATTGGTTGATAAGGCAAAATCAAATCCCTATCAGAAATACCGCACATTGATATATCCTAACGAACTTGGACAACCAACCGAGGGGCATACCAATTATATGCTCTTTAATATAAATTCTACAGTTTACCAGTCATCCGGAACATCCGATGCCAAGGATTTAGGCGGAAGTGTTGGTATCGTTACACAGTCCCCAACCGGAAGAAACCTGAACTATAACGTAAGTAATTTGGGGAAAATTAAAAAACCCATACCAAGAACCAATGTTTCCATTGCCCTTCCGATGACAGAAACCAGTGTCGGCGCAACCTATGATGCTTCATGGTCAAGTATAGATTTGGGTGTTGCGGGTGGAATGAAGGTAATGGGAACAAGTGTTACCGATGCTGCCAAAGAAATGGCTGAAGAAATTCAAAAAGGTTCTACATTTGCCGCAGAATTTGAAACAGCAAAAGCTGGAATTTCATCCAATGTTAGCCTTGGTCAGGTGGGTATTGCTGCGATGCAGGCAGTTATGGGAGAACAAATAACACAGGCATTCAAACTTATACCAGACAGACAGGCAGAAAATGCCAGACAGGAAGTAATATTCAAGTCTGTATCAAACAGGACATTTTCGTTTAAACATACACTGGTTGCAAAATCACCACAAGAAGCAGAAACAATCCAAGCCATCATAGATACATTCAAATACGCAATGATGCCAAGCCTGCTTGGTGGTCAGAATGGTTATTTCGGATACCCTGATGAATTTGACATCACTTTCTGGCAAGTAGATGGCAATGGCAATGTAAGGGAAAACGACTACATCCACAAGATATCAACCTGTGCATGTACGAAGGTCGATGTTGATTATGGTGGTGTAGGTCGTTATGCTGTCTATTATGATGGAAGACCTGTCGCCATCACATTGAACCTGTCATTCACAGAGCTTGAATTCCTGACAAAAGAACGAATCGAGGAAGGCTTCTAATCATGTCGAAATATTTTGAACGAATTGGTGTTATTGAATATGATGTCTTGCTAAACCATAAGCCAAGAATCATCAAGAACATCATGCAAAAAATCGGGATACATGACAAGATAAAAAACACTAGGGAAGTTTTTATTGACTATCAGGTCGATGAAGGAGAAACGCCGGAAATCCTGTCACATAAAATATATGGGGATGTCAATTACCACTGGGTCATATTGTTGATGAATGATATAGTCAATCCATATTATGATTGGGTAATGACCGAAGATGAAGTCAGGAAGCTGACAAAAAAGAGATATGAATCCGGATATGATGGTTTACATCACTATGTCAATGACGATGGTCTTGTTGTCGATGAATGGAATATTGAAGCAATACCAGTAACCAATCTGGAATATGAGATATCAGAGAACGAGAAGAAAAGAACCATTAAGATTCTTGACCCCGTATATCTGACGGTTGTTGAAAGCGAAATAAGGAAACTGTTCAGGTCATGACAGATACAAAAAACCCAACAGGTCTATACCAGTATGAATTGGTGACTCTGAATATTATCAGTCATTCGGGGAAACGTATCAATATACTATCGATGTTCAGTGGCATTCTTATTGAAGAGGATTTGTTTTCGGCTGGTATGCATGGCGCGATATCCATCAATGATGCTACTGGATTGGCTGATACACTTCCGATTATAGGTCAGGAAAAACTGGAAATTGCATGGAAGACAAAGGGAGAAGATATTGAACCCATCGAATTGACATTTGATGTTATCAGTATTGTCGGGAGAACAAAACTAAAGAAGAGAATGGAAAACTACACATTGGAATTCATTTCGCCCGAAGTGAATGTGAACGCAAAAACAAGGGTTAGCAAATCCTATTCCGGAACCGCATCGGATATTGTCTCGGAGATTTTCATAAAAGACCTGAAGTCCAAGAAGAGACTTACGGTTGAACCGGCAAAACACTTTCAGCGTTTTGTTTCTCCCCACATGAGACCTATGCAAGTCATTGATAATATTTCAATGGGTGCTGTGTCTGCCGCTGTTGGAACTTCCAAGAAAATGGGAGCAACCTATTTGTGGTATGAAACTACTCGTGGTTTCTGTTTCCAGACTCTTGAGCATTTGTTCACACTGGATTCTGTCAAGACTTTCAGCATGACACCAAGTTCAGTCGTCAGGGATGAAAATGGTCTAAGGAATATTGATTTTGAATCAAGGGAAATCAAATCGTTTTCTGTTGTACAGTCATTCGATACACTCAACAAAACAAAAGAGGGTATGTACGCAAATACAACAATCATGCATGACCCAATCAATAAAACGATTGAGGAATATGACTACAATTATATCAGGGATTATGAAAATCATTCGCACCTTGAGGGCAATATAAAATCAAGTATCATTTCTTCTGGTTCGGGAAATTCTGTGAAGAGTACCGGTGGCTTCATGTGTTCTCCCTATGTTGATGAATATGGAATGACTATCAGCGACTATACAAAAAGTGTTATAATCCTGCACCCGAAGGCAACCCGTCTGTGGGATGATGTCGACAGTGACCATTCGGAAGAATGGAAACCAAAGAGACGACCGCACATGGAGCAATTAAACAGTTTCGAGGTCGAGATATCAATCATTGGTGATTCGGAAATACAGGTCGGTGATGTCGTCGAACTTTTGATACCCACAAGCGATGTTGTCGAGGGTCAAGCCAATATTTATTCTGGGATAATGTCCGGAAGGTATCTGGTGACAGCAATCACCCATTCATTAGGTCTGACTGACTATAGCCAGAAGCTGATTTTGAACAAGGAATCACTGGTGGTTCCCATAACCTGAACTACTGTATAGCCTTACAGTAGTTTTTGGTTATAATAATCTCGATTCTTATTCGAAACTATTCTAAAAATAATCACCCATTTTCTTGCGATATGGCATGGTTCGACTATAATTATATCGTGAATGAATGATATTGATTATGGAGACTGAGAATATGTCTGATTTAAAAATTCCTTTCGGCAAGTACCGTGGTCATAAATTGGCTCATGTAGCCATTTCTGACCCATCGTATGTCACCTATCTGGCTGGCATAGCCGACCCAAGACCCAATGGCGTTGCCGTTGTGGAAGCTGCCAAGGCTCTGGTTGCCTCTGGTCAAGTGGTTGTTCAACCCAGCTTCGATGGCGTTGCCCCCAGCAACCCAGCCGATGTTGTTCTGGCTTTCGGCAAGTACCGTAACTATCGTCTGGGTGAGCTTGCTGCCCGTGACCCGTCTTATATCGTGTACCTGTCGAACATGACCGATGCCAAGGGCGCGAATTCTGCCTTGGCTATCGCTGCCAGCAAGAAGCTGGTGGCTGAGAAAGCCATTCCTGAGCTGGTGGACTATCTGGCTGACAGGGAAGAAACCAACAAGTTTTCTTCCATCATCAAGCAGAACTCTGACTATCAAGGTCAGGTGGGCGACCGCTTCGAGCGCGAAGTCAAGGTTGTCTTTGTTCGTCACATGGGCTATGCTTCCTATGGCTACCATGGTCATCATGGTGCTGCCAAGTATCTTGTGGTTGCTGTTGACAAGCAAGGCAACAAGTACAACACCTTCACGTCTTCTGAATGGGTTCAGGAAGATGGTGTCGAGGTGGGCGACATCCTGAAGATTACCGGAACCGTGACCCGTCACGAAGAAGAAAAATACGGTGCCCTTGCCGGTGCCAAGACCACTGTCCTGAACCGTGTCAAGGCAGTGTTTATCAAGAAAGTAAATGTTGAACAAGAAGCTGAAGTGGCTTAGGAGAATCGTTATGAATACCTATGAAGTTACCTACAAGACCAGCGAATTCACTTTTCGGATTCGCAATATCGTTGCCAATAACACTGGCGTTTCGTTGGCATTGTCGCTGAAAGCCTATGGCATTTCCGCTTCACAAATCGTTTCAATCAAAGAGGTTTGATATGAGCATTCGCCTGTTCAACCCCACTGGTCGCAAGACCGAGGCAAGGGTTCTCGAACTGCAAGGGAACCGTTATTACTTCTCCTATGAAACCTGCATAGGTTTCGAGGGATACTCTTACGCCTCTGGCGATAAGAAGCTGCACAAGGTTCGCCTTGCCAATATCTGGGGTCAGACAACCGGCAAGCATATCCGTGAGCTGGGGATTGATGGCTTCCAAGTAATGCCAGACCCAAACTTCCAAGAAGTCCTGAAAACAGCATGTATAGGTGATATATGAGCGTAGCACAAGAACTTGAAAAGCAATTGCAGGAACAGTATGTGGCTGGTATTGGTTCCAATCTGGTCGGATACATAATGGACTATGAAGGTGGTGACCTTGCCGTGGAAGATGTGGTAAAATTGTTCGCATATCTGGTTCAGACCGGCAAGGCATGGTCTCTACAGGGTCACTATGGTCGAACCGCACAATCCCTTATTGAGCAGGGCTTGCTGCAAGAAAATGGCTATGTCAATTTTGATGCGCTGGAAATCCTGATGATGGATGCCGGTGCGGGAGAAGAAGAATGAGTACAAAGATTTATGGCGGGTTTGTAATTCGCAATATGTCTTGGTCAGACTTGTGCAAAAAGTGTATGGAAATCAGTGATGCCATTGAAGTTGCCACAAGACCGACCGTTGAAGAATTGATTGACAGGCTCTTTGTTAAGCGCGATGATGGTACACCGAACCTTAGCCAATCAACACTGGCTGACAAAGATGGTAAGGTTTTGTCTGTGTTTGACATCCATCAAATAATCTATGATGCCGACAAGAATGATTCCTACAATGCATTCCTGAATGAAGACTTGTCGGCAGTGTTTTACCCAGACCCAGACGGTTCTAATGACATCTATGGTTGTGTTTTTGGTAATGGAACACCAAAGAAAATCTTTTTTGAATTGTCTGGTGCAGAAGAATATGCCTACTGGAACAATACTGATGAACCCGAAGGGATGACTGAAGAAGAATGGGATGCAAGAAAGAACAAGTGGGAAAAACTTGTTCCAAAAAACAAGTTCAGTGAATCCGGCTTCTGTTTTGAATTTGCAAAAAATAATGAGTTGTTCTTTGCTATCAGCATGGCGATTAACGATGAAAATGGCAACAAACGAAAAGGGGAAAAAACCAATGAGCTTTAACATTTTCATTCCTTCTGTCGGAATGAAGTTCGTTGTATTGGAAGATGCCAAGGTAGAGCTTCCCAATACCTATGAGGGAATTGGTTATGCCGACAACGTAGGTCTCATAAAAGACAATCAAGTCACCCAATGGTATAAGGATTACAATCAATATCTGAATAAAAACCATGTGCCAAGATTGCCTGAAGCCGAGGTGTTTCTTCCAAAGGGAACCGTATTCAGTCTTAACAAGATTTATGTCAGGAATGATGGATGGAACCATGACTATGTGACAATCAAGGTTTACGATAACCCGAATTTCAAAAGGGTCATACCAGTCAGTCTTGGCGAATTATCAAAAATTGATGTGGATTTTTTGGGGGATGAAAATGAGCAATAATCAAAACTTGTGGTGGGGTTACCTGCATATCAATGGCAGTGTTCAGGTCAAGCGTTACTTTGACGAGCGTGACCTTGATGATGCTTATGAGAGTGATTTTGTGGATTTGGTCATTCATCCATTTCCAGCCGATGGTCGAACCGATGCAATAGCAAAGGTGCATCAAAAAATTGAATCTGGTCAAGTTATTAGTCGCTGAGGAAATGTGTTATGGAACCTGATGGTGTTGTTATTGATGAAGTGAATGAGCGCGAAGAAGCCTACAAGAAACTTCTGGAATTCATGACCTTTGCCAGTTCTGAACATTTCAGGGCTGTGGCTATGGAAACTGCCAAGTCGAATCCGACATTCTTCATAAAGGCACTTGAGAAGAATGGATATTCTTTTGATGATGCCGTTATTAAAAATAAGGCACCGTTATCTGATAGCAAAAATCCTGTCAATTTATTCCATCCAGAATATGGCACTGTGGCAATTATGTTGAAAGATATTTTACCGATTGCCTATCATATTAAAGAAACAAAAAAGGTTAATGCAATCAAGGCTTTCAGGGAAGTTACGGGTTTTGGTCTGAAGCAAGCCAAGACCTATTGTGATTCTTTTGAAGACTGGCTTGTTAATGTTGGGCTTTACCATATCAAGAATAGTAATCAAGAATTGATTCATGAAATTCAAAAACTTTCATTTACCATAAATCTGAGGTAATTATGGACACTATTAAGAAGTTGATTATCGCAGTGATTTTGATTATACTGTTTGTGTTTTTGTCTGGATGTGATGGTGTGGTGACCCCACAATCTTATGCAGTGGCATTCCAATTGTGCCAGCCGAATGATGGTGTCAAGTATATCGAAAACAACTTATGGGACGGAACCAAAGTCACATGCAACAACTATGCATATTTCGACAATACCGCTTTCGGCATTGAATATCGGAAGATGAACCAAGAGAACATTAACGAAAATTATAGTTCGGAGAAATCAAAATGAAGAAACTGTTAGCTTCCCTTGCCATTGTGTTGTCTCTGTCTGGTTGCGGCTGGTATGAGCGTCAGGTTGCTTCCCTTACAGGAACATCCGAAGTATGTTATGGTGGTGTTGCCTATATACAATTCACGTCTGGCACGACAGTCAAGTATAATCCCGATGGAACCATTGCGACCTGCCAATGAACATTTTTTACACATCAATAATTGCGTCTGAGTGTGCCATGAACCATTGTAAGGTTCATCGCAACAAGATGATTGTTGAGTATGCCCAACTTCTGTCTTCGGCACATCATATGCTTGATGGAAAGAATGCTATAAGTGGCATCTATAGACTTACCCACAAGAATCATCCTTGTGCTATATGGGTCAGGAAGACCAGAAGCAATTATATGTGGCTATATGATTTGCTCGATGAACTTCTTGACCAGTATCATCGAGACACAGGCAAGGTTCATAAAACATCCTCTGTGTTTGGGAGACTCGAAAGGTTCCCGTCAAACATACCCGATGGCAATTTTACTGAACCCCCAGAATGTATGCCGGATGAATTCAAGTCTGAGACGACATCAATTTCTTACAAGAAATATCTGAACTATAAGTATCTCGACTGGACTACCAGACCGAAGCCAATCAAGGTCGAGTTTTTTGGCAAGACACCAAATTGGGTTTCTGGCTATCAGTCCAATCTTGGCAAACGAGTTGTCAGAAAAGACTAACCCTGTTAAACTGCTCATAAATCAATCAAAAAACCTTTGGAGAAAATGATGGCTATTATCTATCTTCTTGCTTGTATCGGTGCTGTGGCTATTGTGGCACTACCTTTCATACTTTCAATGATTTCTGACATGAAATCTGTTATAGATTGTTATGAAGGCGGTGATGACGACTCCCTGTTAATGTTCGAGGAAAGTCAGGAGGAATTCCAGAATTGTCTGAATGACTATGCTGCCGATGTTATCGAGAATGCCGTGACGGAAGCCAAGGTTCGCAAAGGTGTCACACACGACAAACTTCTTGAAGTGGCTAATCGCCATCGTTCAGGTGAACTGGTTATTGTGATGAATACCGACAGCCTTTTTGATGGTCTCCAAATGCCCGTCGAAGCCGAGCCGGAGAAGGTAGAGTGATGAATCTGGCAAGGGTCATTGTGGTTGTTCTAGCCATAATGACATTCTCTGTCAGTGCCGGTGAAGTGCCAAGGCGAGTGGTGATAATCGACCAAGAACCACAGACCGTTCTGGATATCAGGAATGCTTGGGTCGAAGCCATACTGACCGGTGTATATTCTGTAGACAAGAAACAGGCAAGGGAACTTGCACCAGTCATAACCAATGCGGCATTTGAAAATGAGGTTCCGGTAGAAATACTGACAAGCCTGATTCACATCGAATCGTCTTTCAAGCCGGATGCAAAATCCAACAAGGGTGCCATTGGCTATGCCCAAGTGATGCCGCGATATTGGGATGGTGTTACTCCCTATAACATTCGCGACAAGTATGAAAACATCTATGCCGGTGCGTTCATACTGAGGCGATATTTCGAGAAGACTGGTTCATGGAGAAAGGCAATCGAAGCCTATAACATCGGCATAACCAATCACAGGAACAGAAGTTTTCTGGATAGTGCTTCACTATACCTGAGCAGAATTAAAAACAGTATCAAAAAACTTATTGACTGAGGTCTTGATTATGAAAAATACCAATGAAGTTATGTTTGTCACCAGATATACACTCATTACAAATCCGTTTCGATATCTCAAGTTGCTGATGATTAATTTATTGCAGTTCATTTACTCGCCGATAGAGGCAGTTCAACTAATGATTAATTTGTCTAGGATGGAAACGATTGTAAAATCTTCGGACAAGATTAATGCCATTAATCGGTTTTGGATATCGATGTATTTTGGCATAACGTGTTTTGTTTCTTTCTTTGCTGTCTTGATGACAAGGTTCATAGATTTGGCTCTGTGTTTCGCATTCATCGACAAAAACCGTTCTGCCTATTTTGAGGAAACCGGAAAGAAACTGACAAAGGATGAAATCAGGGAATACTCCAAACTTCTGAATGAAGAAGCCAAAGATATTTGGAAATAGTAATCATTCTTATTTGTAATGTCATTTGTTATGTTCCGGTGAAAACATGCCAAAAAGTCTCAAAGAGAGGGTGCGCCAAAAGCCACCCAAAAACCCCACAAAGCGTTTAACTATCGAACTGGTGCCACAGACTAGCTGGTTCAATAACGTGCGTTCTATCGTTACCCAAGAGGAATGGAACCATATCCGCAAGTTCATTTACCAACGTGCCGGATATGTTTGTGAAATCTGTGGTGGCAGGGGTTCAAAGCATCCTGTCGAGTGCCATGAGGTCTGGAAGTTCGAGGAAAGACCTGATAATGATTCTCATTTACAAACGCTGGTTGACCTGATTGCCCTTTGCCCAGCTTGCCACCAAGTCAAGCATATCGGTCTGAGCCTCCACAGGGGTCTGGGAGAGCAGGCAACCCGCCACCTGATGTATGTCAATGGCATGACCGAAGACGAGGCTTATGCCTACATACAGGAGGCATTCAGGATTTGGGAAGAACGGTCCAATCACCAATGGGAAGTTGATATCTCTCGTCTGGGTGCTATACTAAAATCAGAGGGATTGTAAATTCCAAACAGCGAGGCAGACATGAAAAAAATAGTCAATTACTTTACCCGAAAGTCTGATGTATCGGAGGCATTCGTCATATACCAGAAGGCAGCAAACGTGATACATGGTGTTTATAAGTTTGACCAGACCTATTCTGCTGCATCCTATGCAAATCTGGCTTGCCGAAAAATCAGGAACCTGAAAATCACAAAAAGTCTATCGGATGAATTGTGTTGTGCAATCTCTGACCTGATAGAAGAAAAACTGGATGAAATTGAACTGGAATCCGAAAAGAACTGAGAGAATTTGTTATGTTTTTGCGTATACTGAGTGACATCCATCTTGAATCAAAGATGATGGAAATCCAACCAGAGATTGATGACTGCTACACGACACTGGTGTTAGCTGGTGACATCATGCCAATCAAATGCCACCCGCGTTGGTCGCACATACGCGACCGCCTGCGCGAATTCATGACAACCGTTACCAAGCAATTCAAGGAAGTCATTGTGGTTCTGGGAAACCATGACTATTACCACAACGAATTCCATGCTGCCAAGAAAGCGTGGAAAGACTTGGCGAATGAGTTAGGATTCACCGTTCTGGATAGGGAAACCTTGATTCGTGATGACGTGGCAATCATTGGTGCAACACTCTGGACAGACTACAATGGTGCTGACCCATTCCTGATGCTGAATGCCAAGAACTACATGTATGACTATACGGTAATCAATGTTGATGGCAAAGGGATGACATCACAGTTCATTTATGACCATCACATGGCAGACAAGAATTTCATCTTCTCTGAAATCTACAAGCACAAGGATGAAGGCAGGAAGGTTGTGGTGGTGACACACCATGCGCCATCATGGAAAAGTGTGACTGCCCGTTTCGTTGGTGATGGTGGCAATGGCTACTTTGTCAACCAGCTTGATGAAGACATTCTGGATGCCAAGCCTGACGTGTGGATACATGGTCATGTGCATTCCCAGCATGACTATGCCATTGGCGATTGCCGCGTCTTGTGTAATTCCAGAGGCTATGCGGGTCACTACGAAGAAGTGGGCGAATTCAAAGAGCGTTTGATTATTGAGGTGTGATATGTGCTATCGTTGTTCATGGGGATGTAAATCCTTCGACCCAAATTGTGATGCTTGTGAGGCACAAAGGGAAAATGATAATCCCTATAGTTCGTCTTCTTCCAGAAAGACCGATAACCAATCATCAACAAACCATGGATGGTATGTTGGAGATAATGATGACACCGAAGATGACAACCCATATTAAATGGATTGATTA